GCCCATGACTTGGATAATGCAACTAGGGGTGATATTAAACCCTGATAGATTAATCGCCTGTTTTTTAGCCATGTTCGTTTTCTCCCGTATCGTCTTGCACTCAATCAATATACACATTATATCCGAAATCGGACATATTGTCAAGTAGACAAAATAAAGCCCCTATTTTCTAGGGTCTGAGGGAAGGCACTTTCTAGCGTCCGCGTGGGGTGACGCCTCACCCCCGCCCCCTCTCCAAATGGAGAGAGGGGAGAGCGTGGATATAATCATAGTCGCGGGAACGGACAGTTAGGAATGACTTCCCGCACGATCTCCGCGATCTCTTGTCGTGCCTCTTCCGACTCCGCCGCCCGCGCCGCCACCACCGACATCACCGCTGCCGTCACCGGACATAACCAATCCGCCGCTACCTCCCCCGACAATGCCGACTCAACCGCCCGCGATACCGCACGCGCCGCCCATAGCTCCGCCGACCACCCCGCCACAGCCCGCGATACCGCCAGTGCCGCCGCAGTCGAAGCCGCCGCAGTCGAAGCCGCCGCAGTCGAAGCCGCCGCCATCACTCCGACCGCCTCCAACTCCTTTAGGGTGGCTTTTCCCTTTGCCCATTTCTCGGTTGTAACAACCGCTGCTCGACTGTCCTCACTCAGTAAACGCCACACTACACCTCCGGCGATCTTTCGGATGATGAGGCACGATATAAGGGCTAATTGTTCCGGTGTGAGCGCACCGATAAGTCGTGCTACCCACAACATTTGTGGCCCGTCTGTCCACCCGTTCCATGCCTTCTGGGGGGTTCAAAATTGCCCTCTCGCAACCACTTGGTTTCTGCCGATGATGTTCCGTACATTTCGATGAACTTCTCAATCCAACCCATGTTATTCATTTCTTTCTGCCCCTTACGGGGCTGATTGTTGACGAGATGCTCCCGTCACGCTAATTACACTACAAATTGTAAGCGGTTGGGGAAAGCGGTTTCGCCTTTCGTTGATAAATTACGTCCTCGCTATATACCCCGTCCCAATTGGGCGGGTCTCCCTGATACACCTCGTCCCATTCGCGATACATGAGATCGTAGAACTCGTCATTGGCAGTGCAACCGCCTTTACCTTCTCCCACGTAAAAAATGAAATCGCCCGTGAAAGACCTAACGGCTTGATAAGCCGCGTCGCTTTCGTTGGGTATCCAGCACATAAATAAATCACGATCTGGAAATTCCCTTATTTTGCGCTCATCCCCTTCTTTCACTTCTGCCCAATTCCCACCAGCGTAATGATTCTGATACGGTGCGATGTCGAACGCTAGAACATCAACCCCGAACTGGGATAGATAATGCTTCCAGTATCCTGTTCCCGCACCGATCTCGATGAGGGACACAGAACGCTTGGCGATCTCGACGGCAAATTCATGCGTTGGGATACTCCACGCGAAGCGGCGAACTAATGCGAGTCTGTCTTCATAAACGCTCACCTCTTCGTCGCTGCGGATTAGCGCCGCGCCGTACTCATTTGCAATCTCGCCAAAAGGTGGGACTACGATTCGGTCAAGGTATCTACAGTGCGGACGACTCATGTTATTCAGTTCTTTCTGCCCCTTTCGGGGCTAATTGTTGGCGTCTGGCGGACGCTTCGCTTATTTCCCCCAGTTGGGGTTGCCGACTTTGCGCGGCGGCGTGTCAATCCACGCCTGAAAGTCGTCCCGCGTAACTGCCCACGCAGTTCCTATTTTAGTTCCGCGTAGCCGTCCTCTCTCAATCGCACGCTTAACTTGATTCGCTGAGACAGCGCGCCCCATCGAACCAGACAGCGCGGCAGCGGTCTTTACACTGAGTATTTCCATTTGTCCCCTAGTGTCCCTGTCTCCTCAGTGGCGGGTGGGTATCCGCCAGACCCCCGAAGGGGTTTCGACTATCTAGTCAATGCTGCTTTGCAGACACACCCAGTTATCGTCAATGCTGTTTTTCAGCAGTTGGATGTACGCCGCATAAATCGGGTTTTCAAACTTGGTTTCAAACCGAGTAAAGCCGCGCCGTGCTGCGCCCATATACGCGCTTCTTAACGATGTCGGGATCACGCACGCTTTGAACGTTACGTAATTACCGATCTGTAAGTTGGATGCTCCCAACTTACGTAACATCCCGGCGTCCTGTCCCACACCAAACCCAAATTCCGTAGTCCGTTCAATTTCGCTCATTTACTCGTCTCCTAGTCTTGCACTCAATCAATATACACATTATATCCGACATCGGACATATTGTCAAGTAGACAAAATAAAGCCCCTATTTTCTAGGGGCTGAGGGAAGGCGCTTTCTACGATCCTACGTAGGGTGACGCCTCACCCCCGACCCCTCTCCCAGAAGCAGGAGAGGGGAGACAAGCGGCTTACGAACGGCTGCCCCGGCGCGGCTGACTAATCAACGTAAGGGTAGGGCGATAGAGTTTATTCGCTGTCGGCGAAGTTGCGACGCAACTTCGCTAGTGCGGCAGCACTCAAGAGCGCCTCGTCGTCCGGCTCGTCATCGTCGTATACGATAGGCGCGAGAATCTCTTCTTGCGCCGGGCGTGGCGTGTAGGCGTCCTCGACGTACTTTTGAATATTGGCGGCGATTTCCGCCAGATCGAATGGTGTGATATCAATGTACCATTCCGCCAACTGTGTGCTGTCTGGCGAAGCTGCTTGCGCCGAACGCCACATCATGGCGACTTCGCCTAAAGTATCCACACCGTCGTCATCGGTGTGAAACACTTGCCACCCAGACGATTGTTTATCGAGACAATATCGTCCTTCCGGTAGGTCATATGCCGGGTTTGCGGGAACTCCGAACCATTCCCCGTCCTGTTGAATGATACGCAGGATAAAATTCGCCACGCCACTCATTGATTCCCGCCACAGAAATACTTCTTTGTCAGGAGATACGAGCAGCACCTCCCAGTGATCCCCAAAGTCGTCTGCCCAATATTTGGGCGGTAAGACGGGAATATTTTGTTGAATTTTCCCGTACCACTCACCTTCTGGCATGGCGACCAGAAAGACTTTCGGTGAGACTCCGTCTGTTGAAACTCGAACGGCGTTTTCCCAATTGCCGCTGTTCTCGATCACCACAAGGCGGAGCGTCCCGTTTTTACTCTGCACGATTTCATTTACCGTGCTGTGTAGCTCATATGCGACAAAAGAGTCGCGTGTCCCTCCGATAATGCGGGCAATCGCTCCCGCCTCGCTTATCCGGTGATGCAGCGCATCTGCGGCTGCGTGATTGCCGTTCGCTGTCATTTCGATAAGATCAATTGTGTTCATTTTATTCATTCCTTCTGCCCCAATGGGGCTGATTGTTGGCGACTAGCGGACGCCTCGCTTACGAACGGCTGCCCCGGCGCGGATTAGCCATCCACGCCTGAAAATCGCCTACGCGGATGGCGTACCGCCCCTTCGCGTCTTTTTTGGCGGGCAACTTTCCCGCATTGATTTCATCCTGGATAAAACGCCGAGTCACCCCCGCACGCTCGGCGGCGTCGGTGACGCGGATTGTCTCATCGTCAAGAAGGACGCGCCCGCTTGCCCCCCGCGATGTTTGCCAGAGCCGGAAGGCTTTTGCGGCGACTTCCGGCTGCCCGTCCGCCAGCGCGCCGAGCGCCATGCGCGCCAAACTCCACTGTCCATTCGCGGGGTAAATCACGTCCTTTGACTCTGTCCATGCCCGCGCTGCTTCGAGCAGCGCCTCCTCTGCGGGCATTTTATCCGAGAGGGCGATGAACAGCGCCCGTGCCTCTTTAATTTCCATGTTGTCTCTTTCTGAGCAGTTTAACGCCATGCTCAGGGCGATATTGGATAGTTCTTCTAATGCGCCCGTCACCGCTGAGTATTCAGCGGGAGTCCCCAGTGGAGAACGGACAGACAGGCATGACTTCCCGCACGATCTCCGCGATCTCCCGTCGTGCGGCTTCCGCCATCGCCATCGCCTCCACCGCCGACACCGACACCGGCGCCCACATCGCCTCCACCGCCGACATCACCGACGCCGCCACCGCCACCGCCTCCGCCGCCTCCTCTGCCAAGGGCGTCTCATCCACCGCCACCAGCGCCGATACCGCTCGCGCGGCCCACACTTTCGACGCCCTTGATTGCCAGTCCTCATCCGCGCTCGCGTCCACCGCCGATGCGCACCACGCCGCTGCAACCATCGCAGCTTGTACTTCCGCTAGGCTGGCGTTGCCAGCCAACCATTTCTCGGTTGCAACAACCGCTGCCCGGCTGTCCTCGCTCAGTAAACGCCAGACTCCGCTGATTTTTCGGACTATGAGACATGAGATAAGGGCTGATTGTTCCGGTGTGAGCGCGTCGAGTTTGGACAAGAGCCACAGCATTTGCTCTCCGTCTTGCCACTCAGTCCATGCATTCTGCGGTGATACGAACCCACCTGCCCGCAGCAAGGTTGCTGCTTTCGGGCAGACATCGTATTCTTTGATAAACTCTTCGATCCAATTCATGTCCAACATTGTTCATTTCTTTCTGCCCCAATGGGGCTGATTTTGGCGACTGGCGGACGAAATGCTTACGAGCGCACATGGCGCTCGACGCGGGGTTCATTCGGCTTACGTAACACAACATACTGTGGCGTCTCCGCCACGACCTCGTAGCCTGCCGCCAACAGCGCCGCAATTTTGCCACGTGCCGCCCCGTTGCTCACACGGGTGCGCGTTACCCATGTGTCCCCCGACACTCCGGGGTACATGACGACCCCGTCCTTATACCACCGCGTCCCACCGGGGGACGTGTGACGCAAGTCTTTCTCCGGGGGTGTCGCCCCGACGTATCTCTCTTCTTTCGACGGGAGATACGTATCTACAAATATAGATACGGTTTCCCCCTTTGCCAGCCGCCGCTTGACCTCATCGTCCGCCCATGCGCGGACGGACGATTTTTTCACAACCATCGGGATCGCGCACTGAGCGCGTATCGACCCCGCCCCACGCGGGAAAGGTCTGACATGCCCGCCCACCGTTTCGGCGGCAGTGCCATAATCCTCATCGATTATGTCTCCCGCTAAAGCAGTATCCTCCTGGATCGCCCATACAAGGCGATCCAGTTCTGTTGCATGACTCTTGTAACCCATGTTGTTCGTTCCCTCTGCCCCTCGCGGGGCTGATTTTGGCGTCTGGCGGACGCCTCGCTTATTGCGATACAATGGGGGGCGGCTGAGAAGACACCGCCCCAGTTTCCACCCCTCTCCTAAGCCGAAAACTTAGGAGAGGGCTTTCTGGGATTTAGGAGCGGCGCTCGAAATTGCTACGCGCCGCGCTTTCCAGGCTGAGATTTGCCGACTTCACCCACTCCGGGCTCCCGTCAGCCGCTTCGTAGGGGATGAAGCTATCCCCCTTGATGCGACTAGGGGCAAACGCCCTGATGAAAAATTCACCGGGCGCAGATTGCGCCACAATCATCCGATTACCATCTGTCCATTTATTGCGGTATTTACTTTTCATCTCAAACTCCTCAATCACTCAATCAATAACACCATTATACTCCTAAAAACTTGTGAGTGTCAAGTAGGCAAAATAAAGCCCCCCTAGAAAAAGGGGGCTGAGGGAATGCACTTTCTAGCGGCGGCGTGGGCGGCAAGCTGCTCGACGGCTTTGGCATATTCAGCGATGGCAAGCTCGCTTCTATCTAGCGCCGCCGCAGACCGTGTGTCCTTGTATGCATAAAACGCATCCACGGCGGCTTCCAACAATTCGTCGGCTTTGTCCCTTAGTTCTTCAATTGCTGTCATGTCTAACATAACGTGTTTCCTTCTGCCCTTTCGGGGCTGATTACTGGCGGACAGACATGACTTCCCGGACAATTCCTGCGATCTCTTGTTTTGCAGCCTTCGCCGCAGCGAGTGCCACTACCGCCGCCGCCTGTGGCGATGCAAACGCCAGCAGCGCCGCCGTGTTCGCCCGCACTACTGCCATCATCGCTACTTCCACCGCTACTGGCGATCCCGACAACACCGAGTCAACCGCCCGCGATACCGCCCGTGCTGCCCACAACGCCGCCGATGACTCTGACATCTCCTTACTGCCCGCTGTTTCCCGCCGCTGCACCAACAACAACAACGCTGCCGCCTCCGCCGCCTCCGCCAGCACTCCGACCGCCTCCAACTCCTTTAGGCTGGCTTTTCCGGCTATCCATTCCTCAATTGTTTCAATAGCTGATTTGCTAGGCTTGCTCAGAAAACGCCATGCCACACACCCGTCGATTTCTCGGATGACTCGACACGAGATAAGGGCTAATTGTTCCGCTGTGAGCGCGTTGGAATTCTCAAAAGCGTTCATGCTGTGTTTCCTTCTGCCCCTTACGGGGCTGATTGTTGACGGGAATGCGCCCGTCACGCTTTGGCTCAATAGAGGGTGGGGCGGTGAATTATTCGGGGTCGGCGAACAGTTTGCGATTGCGAACTTTCGCAAGCATTCTCGCGCCCGCCAGCGCAATCGTGAGCGCCTCTTCGCGTTCGGCGGCAGACTTATTGTACGCTGCCATTGCCCGATCAGATTCGCGCATCCATTGACCCAACGCGGCGCTGGAGCGTGCATTGAGTTCGAAGAGCGCCGCCTCGAATAGCGGAGCGAGGAGAACAAACGCCGCCGCAATCGCGTCGCCGAGTGATTTAGCAATCTGCTCAGTCTCATCGCCGTATGTATCCGCCGCCGCTTTACCAGCAATGACGGCGCTCCCACGCAGGGACGCAACATCGAGAATCATCTCGTCGATCTCAATTGCCAAGTCTTCGAGGACACGTGCATTCGTGGTCATCTTCTCAAAAGTGTTCATTTTATTCGTTCCTTCTGCCCCTCACGGGGCTGATTGTTGACGGTGATGCGCCCGTCACGCTGATTCGTGCTACTTAACGGGGAACGGACATTCTGAAAATTCCTGACGGATAATATCAGCGATCTCTTGCCGTGCGGCTGCCCCCGCCGCCCCCACTTCTACTGCCGATCCCGCGACCCAAATTACAGAGGCAACGTGGGTCGCCGATTTCGCCGTCCGTGCCGCGCAACCTGCCGCCCACGCTGTTGCTGACAGTGCCGCAGACTTCGCTGCTGCCTCCAGCGCCGCTGTGTCAGCAGCCTTCCACGCTTCCGCACGCGCCTGCTCCTCTGACGGAGACGTGGGCGTATCCGTCGTCCACGCTTTCTCTACCAACAGATCCAACGCCGCCGCCGCCACTTCCGACGCCGCTTCCCCCACCGCCGCCGCTACTTCCAGAGCCGCCGCCACTGCCACTGCTCCTGCCGCTGCTGCTTGTACTTCCGATAGGCTGGCGTTGCCAGCCAGCCAAGACTCTGCTGTCGAGACGGCTTCCCGTAAAATGGGGTCGGCAAGTAAACTCCAAACGGCGCTGCCGCCGCTGACTTGCCGAACAATACGGCAAGCAACCGTGACTGCCGCATAGTTGCTCAACGATCCGGTTTGTCCCAACAGGCATAACATCCAGTCCCCGCGCCCGCACGCATCCCATGCTTCTTGGGGAGTTTCAAAATTACCCGCACGCAACCACTTGGTTTCTGCCGATGATGTTCCGTACATTTCGATGAACTTTTCGACCCAATTCATGTTCAACATTATTCATTTCTTTCTGCCCCTTTCGGGGCTACATACTGACGGGGATGCGCCCGTTACGCTTTGGCTCTATTTTGAAAACGGTTTTCAAGACGAGATTTCATGTCCCGCGTCCGCTGCGGGCTGTTGGGAGTACGATGCTTCGCTCAATGTGGTGTACTCATATGACCCGTCGCGTCGCTGATAACTGTGGGTCAATGAGTGGGTATTAGGAATCTCGCCAAACCACTTATCCCCGAACTCATGTACGTAGTATTCACCCTCGTATCCCGGCACGCCGATACGCCGTTGGCATCGGCACTTGCTGCAAACCTGATCCTTGTGCCAAGCGCCGATTTCACCTGTATGAATGTGCTGTTCGAATTCACCCGTAGTGATCCAGTCGTGTTCGCAGCCGGGGACGAACAACAGCCCCCTGTGATAGATACGAACTACCCCCTTGTTCTCGCCGTTCTCGAAACGATGAGTCATGTATATTGATTTTTGATCAATTGACTGTTCTTTGGCGCAAACTAGCGCCTCAGCCTCGTTGTCGAACACTCCTGTAGCACTCAGGATGTTATCAAACACGTTTGTCACGACAAACACTTGTTCTGGGTGTTGCAGATGTTCTGCGCCCAAGTACAAGTAATGGAAGCTCTTTGTGCTGTAGGAAAAGCACGCGGCGAAAACATCATAAACTTCGGTCACGTAGAAATAATGACCATCTTTCCGATACTCCGCTGTGAGTTCAACAACATCACCCTTATTGATGCTCATTTTGCGCTCCGTAACTCTATGATTTCCCCGCCTTTAGCCGCTGTAGAGTGTGACGCGATAGACTGTAATATTGGGGCCGCATATTTCGCCATCCATCATGACCTGATAAACCCCGAAGCGCCCGTTTTGATAGTCCTTTAGGAGTCTCCCGACATACGACATATTCCGCCGGGATTCCTCTGGATCGGGCGTATGTTCCGTTGACGACACTATAACGCCGTCGGTGACAATCACCTCGTAGTATTTGTTGGCGAACTTGCCGTTGATGCTTGCATCTATAAAATCTTCACGCTTCATGGTTTTCTCCTTATCCGCTGTAGAGTGTCACAGCGGCTACTCGTCTTGGGCGGGTTGCTCAACCGCTTGGCGGCGCATATATCGGCGATACAGACGCTTGCCGCGTCGCTTCCTTAGGTCAAAAATGATGTAGGCATCGCGGATAAAGTCGATGCCATCCATCACAGTCGGTACACGTTCGCCGAAGGATGTGCGGATAAAGTCGGCATTTTTCTCGGCATGGAGTGCCAGATCGATCCACGACTCACCTTGTGCTTCCGGCGGCATCAGCGTCGCGTTCTTTCGCTCATGCTCAAGTACCCGTGCAATGTGCCGATGCCATGCCCCTTTCGTGGCAAAGTAGCATCGGATCGCTTGTTTATCTTCGTTATTCATCCCCAACCTCCCCCATTTCTGACCGAACGCGGATGTGAGCGCTCGACGGCGTATACGTCGTTCAACACGAAACAGTGCAGGGTCGGCGAGTCGGTCGCTTCAAACAGCGATCCCGCGAAATGATCCATGTACCACTCCCCGTACTCTTTGCCCCGCTTCCGCAAAACCCAGAGCGCACCGCCGACCTCGATCACGTCATACGACTGCAATCCCCGTCCCATCACGGTCGCGCACTGCCGGATGCCGGTCATGTGCCAGCGAGAGTCTTTCGCGCCGAGGTAGCGCGGCGCCCACCGGATCGTGATCGGCAGTGCCTCGCGCAGTTCGCGCCGACCTATTTCGCCGTTCCAGTCGATCTTGCCGATCAATGCTTCAATGCCGCTTAACCCGAAGCTATTCCGGATGCCGACCAACTCCTCGACGGGGGTCTGTACGTGAAGCTGATACCGCTCCAAGTGGCTGCTGTCCCGGCGCGTGATCGCAGTCAACATGCCGCTGACTAACGTGCCGCTGGGTCTGTCTAAATCGATGTTTTGGTCTTTCGTGATAATTGCCGCATCCATGCGAACTGCTCCCTTGCCCAATATACTCATAATTTTAACACTAAAGAGTATGAAGTCAAGCAACTGCCCATCTCACTCGATATGGGCTTGGATTTGTTCGGATACAAGAAACCGCATCGTTTCGGAGTCGATTTTGGTACGCACCTTGGGGAAATCTAGCACCAGTGAGTCTTTAAGCGCACCGCCACGCACAAAAACGACGATTTGCTCATCTCCCGGCATTTGTTCTAATCGTGCGATCACCCTTCGCAATCGATCCCGATCCTGTTCGGGGTATCCTGTGCGCTCCATGTCCAGCACCCACTGCCGCTGCGACGCCGGCTTTGCGAGTTCGGCGATGAGCCGCCGCATTGCCGTGCTGTGCGCTATGATGGCGGACGCTTGCCCTTTTGTGAGGTTCTTGGCATTAGTGACGCCGAGTCGCCCTAAGCGCGTAATTTGCGCCTCTGACACCTTCGAGTCGCGCCAACGTGCATCCTTCGAGATCGGGCTGCCGCCGGATCGCCGTGCAGCCGCGTCGCCGCGCTGGACGAGAGTTGCAGCAGCGGCGTCTCGATCCATAAACACGACGGGCTTTTTGGGGCTATCCGGCACGCGATACAGGCGGTAATACTCGTCGGATTCCGGCGGCAGGATCACAACTGCTCCATCTCCGAATGCCAACATGCAAGACATCGATCCGTCATCTGCCGAGTACCATGCAGCAAAAGCATCGGCGAACAGCGGGTTGTAAGTCGAGGTGACGAGTTCCCCGCCTGTGTACTCCTCGTTCTGTTTCTTATCACCGAAGCCGCCGCCAGCGCCGCGAGGTCGGGGAGCGCCGCACAGCGAACACTTGTCGAGGAAGGCGTAGTATTCCGCCATGCACTTGGGGCAGGTGATCATCTTCCCCGCCAGCGTGCCGAAGTCGAGCATCTTGGTATCCTGCACCGCCATGTCGATCACGAGACACTGCGTCTTGCCGGGGAACAGCCGAACACCGCGACCGATGATCTGCGTGAGCAGAGTCCGGCTGCGCGTCGGGCGACCTAGAAAGATCACATCGGTGAGCGGTGCATCGAAACCCTCGGTAAGAACAGCAAAGTTTGACACGACCCGCAAGTCGCCATTGGAATACCGTTTCAAGATCGCGGCACGTTCCGGCTTCGGGGTCTCGCCGTCGATGTGGGCTGCCGCTATCCCCACCCCATTCAAGCCATCGGCCAACTGTCGACTCATAGTGATGGTCGGCATAAACGCTAAGGTCGAGCGTTCCGGCGAGACGTGATCGTGAAATGCTTTCAAGCACAGTTCTAGCCAGTTCTCTGCCTCAAGCGCCGAGACGAGTTTTGACTGGTCGTAATCGCCGCGCTGTGTTTTGATACTGTTGACATCGACCCGCGTTGCTACCCGAATGCGTGTGATCGGCGCTAAGTGTCCTGCCATCACCGCATCGGCGATCATTAGTTCGTAGCAGATGGATGACCACAGTGACTCCAACGCATGTCGGTCACCGCGCTTCGGCGTGGCTGATAATCCAAAGCGTTTTAAACTAGGGTTTGCTGTTTCGAGAGTCTTTACGATGTCCCCGTAAGTATTTCCGCCGTAACTGTGATGCATCTCGTCTATAACGATAACATCAAACGCGCCGTGTTTCAGCAGTTTCTCCAGTCGCCGGCGATGCAGACTCTGGCGCGTGGCGACGACGATCCGTGCGTCACCGGCATCCAGATCGCCCATCACCAGTCCGATTCCGGGCTTCATAAAACCAAAGTAATCGTCGAGCGCACCGCCAAATTGATTGGCGATGCGCTCGTATAACTGGTAGATGATCTCCGCCGTGTGCGCAATAACCAATGCCCGCTGCTGGTGCGGATTGACCATCTCGACCAGCGCCTGCGCGATGACCGTCGTCTTTCCTAAGCCCGTCGCCATCGCACAAATCGGTTTCTCCCCCTTGTCACAGGCGGCGCGGATCGCTGCGACCGCATCCTGTTGATACGGTCGCAGTACCTGCGGGATAGACTGGCGTTCGGCGGACACGGTTAGCGGTTTACCGCCATCGGCATAATGACGGCAGTGTAATCGTTCTGTCCTTCCTGTCGAACGACCAGCGGATGCGCCGCGCCGTTCGTCTCAAGAATGACCCGCTCCGTGCCGAGTACCTCAATGGCATCCATCAGGTACGCCGATCCGTATTTGGCGTACAGTTCCTCTCCTTCGACTGCCGCATCCATCGTGCTTTCGCAGTCGCCGCGTTCGGCGGACACACCACGCACCAGTATATCGCCCGGATGGGTTGGGTTGGCTGGGGGGGATACGGTGATGAGTACTGCACCGTTGGAATCCCGCCCGAAGATCGCCGCACGCTTCGTAACCGCTAGCAGGTCGGCGACATAAACTGTCGCCCGTGTTGACCACGATGTCGGGAAAATCGCGTCAAGGTCGGGGAATTTGCCGGACAAAAGTTGGGAGCGGATCAGCGTCGATCCGAAGGAGAACGATGCATAATCCCGCGTCAGATGAATGGTCACCTCCGCGTCAAAGCACAGCCGTGCAGTTTGCGCGAGTGCGGGTCCCGGAATGATAAAGTCGTCGCCGTCTTTGAGGACGTGTTCAGTTCCTGCCCCAAAGACGCGAATGGCGGCGCGGTATCCGTCCGCCGAAAGCCAACGAAGCTGACCATTTTTCATCTGGATACAAAGTCCGGTCAGGATGGGGCGCGACTCCTCGCGGGAAACCGAATACATCACCTGATCGACAGCTTGTTTGAAGTCCTTCCCGCTCATCTTGAGCGACCATTCATCTGTTGCGTCGAGCAGCGGCGGAAACTCTGATGCGGCGATCCCTTTCAGATTCGATGTACTCGCGCCACAGCGCAGGTTCACAGTTTGCGTTGGGGCGTCTAAGGTCAGATCGATACGATCTGGAGGGAAATTGTTTATCAGTTCCTGCAGCGTTTTCGCTGGCAGGGTGATCGCGCCGGGACGATCTACCTTCGCGCCGATGTAGGTGGTGATGCTCATCTCGATAGTGGTAGCGGCGATCTTCAAACGCGCATCCTCTGTTTGAATGAGGATGTTCGCCAAGATGGGCAGCGTGGGACGGTTCAAAACTGCCTTGATGACGGTGGTAATGGCGCGTTGCAGTTGATCTTGTAGGACTGATACTCGCATCGTGTTCTCCGTGAATTTAGCCCGTTGTCGGACGGGTGCGGATTATGTGCCGCAAAGGGTGAAATTGACGCAACGGCGGCGTCTGCCAACGCCGCCGTTGGGGTTTCTAATAAAGTGTTTCGCCGCGCACGACCTCGGTGATCATGTCAACGATTGCAGCCGCCAAGCGATCCGCCGGAGTCTCGCTGGGGAGACCAAGGATCGCTCCCGAATTGCGGGCGACCTCCGTTTCACAGCGGGCATTCTCAGTCGCCCATGCATTTTCGACCTGATCGATGGCGTCCGCGATTTTGGCGCGGATCTCGATCCAGTCCCCGTCGATCTCGTGCGATTGCGCCACGATGCAAACGGGCATTGACCCCGATCTCCAAAATGCCGAAGCAAGTCGCTTCGGCGCTGGCTTCCAAACGAGGAGTCTAAACCACCAGCAGTTGCGATCAAAGTTGAGCGGTTTCCCTTCGGTGAAATCCAGATCGGTCGAGCTTGATGTTTTCCGCGCGATGGCAAGGTAGATGCCGCTCGGACTCACCCACTCATTCTCCGATAACGGATCGATCCCAAAACCCAGCACCCTGCTCAACACCCGCCCAAGGATCGCTCCTTCGTCGGCGTTCTTCTCAGCAGCGGCACGTTCTTCGGCGGCGTTCTCGTCGGCTTCAATCCTGCGTTTGACTGCCTGTGCGTCGCGGATCGCCTTTTGCCATGCGGCACTTGCGCCGTTCACGCATTCAAAGTTCAGCATGGGTCCCGCCGTGTACAGTAGCTGATCTATCAGTCCCATCACGTCACCTACGAATATCACCGTCTGATCTGAAAACTTGATTTCGTAATTGTCGTTACCTTGGGTATAGCGCCAGATCGCATCCGGCGTCAGCAAAAATCTTTCGAGAGTGGCGCGTGTAAAATAGGCAAACCCATCATCGCCGAGTTGCCCATCGATAACTGCGTCTCTGTTGAACTCCAACGGCAGTTTGAACTGCGCGGGAGTAAGTTTTGTTGTGATCATCACAGCTCTAATTCGTATTGTTTATACGAAAGATTATAATCTGAATGGGGTCAAAAGTCAAGCGATCAAAACAGCGACATCTGTTCTTTGCTTACCTTCGGCGGCGGTGATACTCGTTCGGTTTTTGCCCGAAACTGCGGGTCGTCGTTTAGACGACTAATCCGCGCCATCGTCAGTTTCCGGCAGTGCGGGTTGAGATCGACGCCGATCCAGCGGCGTGTATGCAGTTCGGCGGTCATCGCTGTCGTGCCGCTGCCCATAAACGGATCAAGCACGATCCCCGGCAGCGTGTCGGCGCAGTCGCACTCACACGCCTTCCTCCACCCCATTGTAGTGATTTCGCGTACTGCCTTCTCGTGCAGCGGGTCGGCGTAGCTGCCGCTCGTGCGTCCCGTCGCCTGATCGTGCTTCGTTGCCAAACGCGCACGGTGCGGGTTGTTGTCCTTGTACGGTTCGCGGTTGTTTGCGCCGTCGTTCGCGCCATTCGGCGACTCGTGGTAGCGGCGGGACTGCTTCTCGGTGGTGCGCGTGTAGGGGGTAGCGCACGCCGCGCACACGAACGGCGGGCAGCTTGAAAGCAGTGCTGGCTCGATCAGCGCACGGGGGTACGGTGCGAAATGGGCAAACCACGACATCTCGCCACATTTGGGGCAAGGGAGCATCTTCATCGCCTTCTCGCCCTGCTCGTTGGTTTCGATCTCGCGCAGGGCTTTGCGCTCCTTGCCGATGTAGAGCGCCGAGCATGATCCACAGAAGTCGTAGCAGGATGGAGATGTCGCAACCGTCCAGACGCTGCGCTTGTTCCTGCCGCCCGGATGCAGTCCGAGTTCGCCAGTTTGCAAAAGATCATCCATATCGGCGTATCCGCCGCGATGGGCTTTCGGCTGTGCCAGCGAGTGCGCGTCCTGCCCATAATCGCCGTTGGTGTACTTGGTTGTACCACGTCCGCGCATCTGCCGCTTGATCGAGACTTCCTTGAGCGGCTCTAAAACGGCAACGTAGTCGTACCAGTAGTGGGGTGATTTCGTCAGCATGAACATATACTCGTGACTGATCGTTACGCGATCCGTCACCGAAGCCGGCATTGAATTTAATTTATTCCACACGCAGTCGGCGCGTAGATACCAACCATCGTCTTGCAGCGACAGCGCAACTCGCCAAGGAATACCGAGTAACTGCTTTTGATCAAACCCCTCCGTGTGTTTCCGCCCAAGTGCCTGCGCTTGGGCGGTTTTACCCATTACGGTTCGGTGATGATCTGATGTGCCGCGTCCGCCCGCCGAGTACGAGTCGCCGATGTTAAGCCAGCACACCCCGTCGCGGCGAAGCACGCGCCGTACTTCGCGGAACACGCAGACCAACGACTCCACGTATTCACCCAGCGAGGCATCAATGCCAATCTCCCCTTCTCCGGCGGCATATTGCCGCTGCGAATAGTAAGGCGGCGAAGTGATGACGCAGTGAACGGATGAGTCCGGCAGCATCGATAAATCGCGTGCGTCGGTGACGTGAACGACGTTGGTTTCGATCACGCCAACGCTTCCAGTTTCAGGCTTAACTGCATCGGCATGTCGGCAGTCACGTCCGTCGGTTCTGTGGTTTCAAGTCGCTGTGCAACTAAATCGGTATGCACAACGTGATACCCGAACACCCAATACATACGGTGTGGGTTTTTGCACACCGAACCAAGCGCCGAGCGCAACTGCTCAAACTGATCAAACCCCATCGCCGACAGGTCGCGCCGACTAATCGCGCCGACCTTTTTTTCCTGAATCGACTCTAGCTGTATAAACCCGACGGTCGGCGTCGTGCTTTTGCCGAGTCGCTCGACAACCGCATACACCCGTCCGATCATATACAGATCGTTATCGTTCGTTGAACCGTCATGAAAGAAGAAGGCGCGAACGCCCTTGATCTCGTTCTTCTCGACGTTCCACGCTGGCGCGTGGTTATTGCGCTGGGGTATCCAGTCGATGGTCTTGCGGCGTCCGGTGTGCGGCGACGCATTAAACAGCCATCGGTGGTTTTTCATCGTTAGCTGCCCAATGGGGTGATCCCACATCGGGTTTTCCGCGCTACCACTAGGGTCGAGACGCCACACATCGCCGGGATGCTGTAGATCGGCGTCTCGCCAATTAAAATTGTCGATAAAGTTCTGGAGGTCTTGGTGATCGTCGTCCTCCTCGTTCTTTGTCATAAAAAGGATCCGCCTACCTAGGCGGAGAGCGTAGCAAGGTTCGTGAAAGACCCCGCCGCTGGGGTCTATGTAGTCTATCGCGTAGCCGGTTGGTGCGACCAGCGAGTCGCCAATCAACAATCGATCCAGTTTGATCATCAGCTGATTCATTTTCGATTTTCTCCACGTACTTTAGTGCGCGGGCAAGTGTTCGGCTTGGTGTTCCGCACATCCTTCGGGCAACCTGCCAGTCGCCGTCAGTTTATAATGTTTACAGTATAGAGCCTGTTTCGCAACAGTCAACCAAATTCGACAATTTGTCGAATTTCATCAATCGCCGCCCTACCCGCCTCAGTCAATTCCCATCGATCTTCCTCGTATGGAATCTCGACGACCCACCCTTTTCGCTGCCAACTCTGAAGCTGTGCGGAGACCTGTGCGCGTTCGGCAGCGCGTTCCTGAAAAATATCGTCGACCGCCAGCGCCGTGCCGAAGGCGACGGTCACTGCAGTGACCTCGTTATAGCGTTCAAACGCGATCTTCCAGTCGATCTTGCCATCGCGCAGATCGCGGTAGGCGTCGACAGCCTTGCCCAGCGCGAACTGGATGCCCCACCCCTCTTTGATTTCCAGATTACGCTTCGAGATCGGAAGTAATCGTATGCACTCGTTCTGTTCGTGCTTCAGCGCATATAGAAACAGTTGGGTCATACTTTCGCCGGTTGGTTGCTTCGGCATCAAGCGCAGACACTCTTCGCGTACCTTCTTCGCGTCGGGCGAGAGCGTCACGGTAGACTCACATTCACGCGACCAAACGGCGTAAATAGGTTGCGCTCCGGCGTGTACTGAAACTCGGCATACTGCCCCTGCGCGTCGCTGCCGTTCCGGTCGGCAAGGACATGCACTTCCGTAAGCCCCGTCCCGCCAGTGATGCCGTAATAGGCATCGCGGTACAGTCCCATGATCACCTGTGCGTTTCGCTGCGCCCCGCTGGACTCCGCCAGATCGCTCAATCGCGGACGCTTGTCGTTGCGTTTATTGGCGTCACCGTTGTACTGGTGTGTGATCCAGATTGGGATGTTGAAATCGCGGGCGACGTTGATCAGGTCGCGCAGAATGTAACCGACTGCCGCCGGACGATCCTCGGTGCGACTGAGGGATTTGCCGTTGTCATCGATGTACTGCATCAACCACAATCCGTCGATGATCACCAGATCGAGCGGGATGCGTTGGTGCTGGATCATGGTACGCAGCCGCCGCCGCAGTTGGATTGGCGTAAGCGCCGGGAACTCATCGATCATGTGGATGCCCCAATTGCCGATACGTCCCATCGCCTCGTTGAAAAGCAACCACTGCTTCGGCGTCAAGTCAAAGCCCTTAAAGGCGCGTTTGGCGATCCCTGTTTCCATTGCCGTGAAGGACGATACCAGTTCCTGCGCTTGCTGCTCCAGTGTGAAAATAGCGATTCTTTTGCCTTCTAACGCGAGGTTTCGCGCCGCGCACAGGCAGAATGTCGTCTTGCCCATCTTCGGAGCGCCAGCAATCACGCTCACTTCGCCGGGGACGCTGACTCGCAGCAGCGCGTCAATATTGGGGTATCCGTAGCCAACGCCGCGCACAACCCCGCCGCCGCGCACCATTTCGGCGGCATCCATGAAACCCTGCACCGCTGCCGCCATCGACGTATCGGTCATTTTGATCTGCTGATCCGTCGCCGCGAACAGTAATCGGTTCGCTTCGTCGACCGCCGCCTCGATGGTGTAGTATTTAGAGCGGTCACCAGCGACTCGCTTGATGGCGTCGGTAGCGATGATCATTCGCATCCGCGTCGCCGAGTCCCTGACCATGCGGGCGTAGGCTTCGGCGCTTTCGGCGCGATCCGCTGTGCTGGCGACTTGCGCCAACCAGAGCGCCGTATTGCCGTCGTACCCCTCCGGAGACGGAAACTTGATCACATCAAGATCATCTGCAACCGTGATCATGTCAATGGGGTCGCCGCGTCCGGTGATGCGATCAAAACTGTGCCACACATATCCGTAGTACGTCTCGTGGAAATCGCCGGGTTGAAGGATTTCCGAAACCGAGGCGTAGACTTCCGGGACTTGAAGCACCGCGCTGATCACGGCGCGTTCGGCAGCGTGATTCCAAATATCAATGCGATCCTTGTGCTGCTGGGAAGCATCCGGCAGTTGCACGATTTTGCCCGTGACCCGTTCACGCTTAATTGTCTGCTGTATCATTGCGATCCCCTTTTAAATTTAGCGATGACAGATGCGAACGTGGCGGCAGCGATTTGGCGCTGATCGTCGTTGATGATTGGCTCATCTTGGTCGGCTTCCGACTCGTGCTGCCCCTGTGCGGCGATCTGTGCCGCCGCTTCGCGGTCAAGGCGGTAACGCTCCACCAGTCGATCATGTGCCGGGTCCGCGCGGAATTTAGCGACCTGCATATTCATCTTGTCGCAAGCAGATGGCATATCAATGCCGGGTGATTTTTGCTTGTACCAGCGCCCGAATGCGCCGATCTCATCAATCGTCATGCCGGGGTTGATCTGGTACTCGAAGAATACGCCGTTTCGTTTGGGCTTTTCGCCCTTCGTGCGCGGGGTTGTGTATTCAGGGGTTGTCCCCATAAAAAAGTTCGCCCACTTTTCGATCAGTCCGTAATTTGCAGTTCTTACATCGAGTGCCGCTTCAACAGCCATATGTCGTAAATCGTGTGCCGTCGGCGGCGCCATCCCGTTCAGTACAGTTACTGACGCTAAAGTGTCCTCATTGCCGACTGGATCACCTGATCCTTTCGAAGATAAAGCGTCACCGCCGACGGGCGGAGTCTCTTGATCTTCTGTAGTCTCTGTTGAAGTCTCTGTGTTAGTCTCTGTAGTGCCTAAACCCTGATCATTTTGATCAGCCCCCCTGATCATTTTGATCAGCCCCCCCTGATCATTTTGATCAGCCCCCCTGTGGCGGCGAACGCGCGGACGGTTTGTTACCTCAAAGACTCCAAGCATTTCTTCGAGTCGTCCATAATTGATCGTGATCCATGATCCCTTTTGGGTATCATCATGCGTCCGGGTGATAATCAGGGCTTCCAGTTCCAGATCGGCAAAAATGCGACGGATTGTCGGGACAGACCAAAACCTGAAATCGGATTTGTGCCACTCGCTCCAAGTGTTGTAAACCCACCACGAGTCATCAAAGAAATGATCTGTTTTCTTCGCCTTCTCGTTAATGCCCATCCAGTAGTGAATTTGCTGTAGTGCGATGGCACGCCGATCTCCAATGATCACGGCTAGTTTTGTTTGCAACACCAGCAAGTCGTCGTCGTCAATGAGTAGATCGCTTTTCTTTGCCATCATCGAACCTCGCCTTCGGTACGGCGGAGTAAACAGGGGATCGCTGTTTTGACAGGGGAATACGAATAAATCGGAGATTTCATGATTCTACCTCTTGTACCATCGGTTAAATTGAGGTAGACTATGCAGTAATTGCATAATTCTACCTACGGAACGACGCGCATCATGGGGATGAGGGGCGTCGTTTTCGTTTTGTCTGCTAACCACGATCCTATAATCTTTCTGCTAAAAGATCAAGTGGTTGCGGCGTTTTGGTCGGCACTTCGTTTTTCACCCCATTGCCGTCTTGCCGGATGTCGCGTAGGCTGCGGCGCACCAGTCGGCGAAACTGCCTATCGTCGATGCTGAAGACCTTGCACAGCTTTTCGCGGTTGATCTTTCCCGGCTTCGTCCACCCTTCTTCCCACGCATACACGACGCTGTTACTCGTGCCGATGGCTTTCGCCAGATCGCGCTGGGACCAACGGCGGCTCTTATGGGCGCGCAGTTCGTAGATCGTATCGCCGTAGGCTTTAGCGATGATTATCACGGGACGCACCATCTTGCGGTCGCTGCGTCTCATCGCCCCGTCCTTTCGCCGAAGCCCTTCTCGCCCCTATCGCTCGACTCTAGGTCGGCGGCATCCGGCACGTATACGATCCCCGGAGTAATATTACTCACCAGCAACAGTTGGACGATGCGTTCGCGGGCGCGAAACCGGATCGGCAGCCACGCCGTGTTGTAAAGGACGACCTTCAGTTCTCCGCGATAGGACTCATCGACAATGCCGCCCAAAACAACGATCCCGCGTTTGGCGGCACTGCTCCGAGCGCCGATAAAACCAACTGTCCCTTTCGGCAGTTGGACATATACTCCTGTTTCGATCAGTTTGCGGCGCTTCGGCAAGAGCCACACGTCATCCAGCAGGTGGATGTCGTAGCCTGCGTCTCCCGACTTCGGCGGTGTGATATTGTGCTGGTCTGCGCAAACCGACATCGGCTGGTCATCTCGTGAATGTGCCATTGCTACTCCTGTGCTTGAATAAACTGAAACATCGGCAGATCGGGCAGATCGGAATCCGCCTCAATGGGGTGTGGATCGAACGGCATTCGCAGTCGCCTTTGGGCGATGGCGACGTACTTTGGGTTAAGATCGCAGCCGACGTAGTGCCGTTTATGCCAACGTGCGACGAGTGCTGTCGTTCCGCTACCCATAAACGGATCAAGAACAACATCCCCTTTGAAGCTGTAATAGCGGATGAGTTCGGCGGCGAGTTTGTCAGGGAAGATGGCGGGATGATCGGCACTGCTGCTCGGCGCAATGTCCCATATATTCGTTCTTTCGTACTCGCCTTCCACAAGTGACCCGGTGATAACTGCGCTGTCGTGTGAGCGGATATTCATGTCGATTAAGTGCGGACTCTTTTTGCGATAGACCATGAGGTACTCAGTGACAATGTTCGGCTTATACGCCATTGGTCGACGGTGACGGTTAAACCCTGCCGTCCGGTTAATCGCCGCCGGATCGGGTTTGCGCCAGATAATGTCGTCGATAAACCAGAAGCCCTGCCGCTCGGCGATGCTGTTGAGGTGAAACGGGATTGCCAAGCGCCGAGATTGATACTGGCGAGATTTACGCGGCACGATGACTGGCGATGTGTTCAATGCAAAGAAACAGCCCGCCTTGAGGACGCGGTTGATCTCGCCGATGATCTGCCGCATAAAACCGAGATACTCTTTGTACGTCGCCCATGTCGCATACTCAGGACGGGCGTTGAAGTACGGCGGCGAAGTGATGCAGAGATCAACGCACTCATCCGGTAGGGACCGCAAATAGGCGATGGCGTCGGCGCAGATGATCTGATCAACGTCCATCAGGTGGACTCCTCTTTGTAGGTTAAAATGCGGCGACCTATCCACTCCAGCACAGGTACGGCGCCGCCATTGCCGCACTGTGAATACCGCTGCGCGTCGCTCTGTTCCCTGCCGTCGCCGCGCCAGCGCGTCCAGTCATCCGGCAACCCCTGCAAACGTTCTGTCTCGACGGGCGTAAAGCGGCGGATACCGAGGGGCAAAATCACACCGGATTTATTGAGAGTAGAACGCAGTGACAGTGCTTCGCCGTGCGCGAATTTGGTTGTCGCATCACCGTTGAAAGCGATTACGGGATTCTGGTAGTTCAGACTCCATCCCCCCGTTTTCTTGCTTTGCAGAGTGCCACTGATCTCGTCATTGGTGACCATGTTGCGGACATCCAGAGTCGCCGCGATCACATCGCGGTACATGGTCGTCCCGATTAGGGTACGCTTCGGGTCTTTCGCCTCCGATTCACGCAATGTCGCGGCAGAGTCGTCCTCTACATATGTTCCAATGTCAGTGCGGCGGTACGTGGTCGTTACTAGGAATTCATTCGCTGTGTCTGAAGAGCCTGTTCGGGAACCGCTCGCCGCCAGTGTCGGCGCGACATCGTAAAATGCCACGGACGCGGCGGCGTCGGCGTGTACGTCTTGCCCTGAAACTCTGCGACCGCTCGTAGGAGCAGTTCCTCCAGCAGCGGCGGTAGTAACTTTTTTCGCCGTTTTGCGCGGCGGTAAATGCCAGCTAAGGCTCTCACACTCAAATAGTATTTCTGCAGGACTTCCTCCGGCGGCTGCAAGATGTCCGACAACGAAGATGCGACGGCGTCGCTGCGGGACTCCGAAGTAACGAGCGTCAAGAGTTCTCCATGCCACATTGTAGAAAAGTCCGTTGGCGATGCCGCTGTTTCGCCAACCGCCGCGAGGAATTGTCTGAACGACTCCGGTAAATCCGCTGAGGACAATTGCGAAGTCGATCCCCTTTCGTTTGTTTCCTGTAGCCGTGTCAACGGGACCGCTTGAGAGTACGCCGGGGACGTTCTCCCAGATAAACCAAGTCGGGCGATGCTCGACAAGAAGGCGGTGATATTCGTACCAGAGTTGGCTCTCGCCCTCCATGCCTTCACGTCGTCCAGCGACAGAGAAGGATTGGCAGGGGCTTCCACCAACGAGAAGATCGAAAGGGTCATCAATGCTTTCTTTTTTGACATCGTGAATATCCTTAAATTTAGGTACGTCGGGGAACTGCCGCAGCAGCACGGATTGGCAGTGGGCGTCAATTTCAATCTGGGCGACGGGCGGTTCAAACCCGGCATCCATCAATCCCTTGTCGAACATGCCGACGCCGGTAAACGCTGATAAAAAGCGCATCAAGTGGACTCCTCTACTGCGCGAAACATCGGCAGATCGCCTACGTAGTCCGACATAAACATTGACCGTGTGTCAAACGGCATCCGCAGTCGGTCCCGTGCGATGAGGACGTTTTTCTCCAGCATGTCGCAGCCGACAAAGTTCCGTTTCCAGTTCCGAGCCGCGATCAGTGTTGTGCCGCTGCCCGCAAACAAGTCGACAACGAGATCGCCTTCGTTGGTGATCAGACGGATGATCCTCTCCATGAGTCCGAGTGGTTTTTGGGTAGGATGAAAACGCTGCTCCCGCGTTTGACCGATGTTCCAGACATCGTGCAGGTTCGATCCGCCGTTCATGCGCTTTGCATCGTCGGTGTTGTATGTCCACCCCGTACCGTCCGGGCAGTACCAGAAGAACTCCTCGGTGGAGAAGGTCATCATGCGTCCGCTGAAATTGGGCGCTGGATCGGTCTTATGCCACACGATCCGGTTTAACGCCCTCCACCCCATCCGCCGCGCTTCGGCGTGGATAATGCCCATCGAGTCCCACGACCCGAAGGCGACGACGCTGCCGCCCGGCTTCAGCTTAGGTCGGCACAACTCCATCCACTCAATCGGCACGAACCGATCCCACTCCTCGTTGACACGGTTGTAGCGCCCGCCGGAGTCGGGATCGATGATAACTGGCACGTTGTTCGATATGCCGTAGGGAGGATCAACGACAAAGGCATCCACACTGCTGTCGTCGAGCGCCGCGATCAGTTCCAGATCGAGGCAATGATGTACGGTGTTCAATTCAAGCATCACCGTGCCTCCATGCTGAATAGTGGCAAATCGGATACATCGTCGTCTCCCGCCACGATGTGCGGATCGAACGGCAGCCGAAGGCGCTCCTGCCCGATCAACACATATGGCAGCGACGTATCCCCGCAGATGAACTCGCGTTTGGCGCTACGTGCTGCAACTGCTGTTGTGCCGCTGCCGCAGCACGGATCGAACACAAGATCACCCTCGCTCGTGTACGTGCGGATTAGATACTCGAATAGCGCGACGGGCTTCTGCGTCGGATGTAATCCGCGTTCGCACGCAAACTCTACGACGCTGCTCGGCACACGGTTATCTGGATCACCGTGCCTCATATGGGTTTCGGCAGCACCGCCGTAGACCTCGCGCTTTTTAGCGTAGGGATTAACGGCGTATCGACTCCGCGATGCTCCCGACTCGGTTCGCTTCTTGGGCTGCGGGAAATAGTGCAATGTCCCCTTTCCAAACACGCAAACATCCTCATGCTCTTTCATCGGGACATAATCGGTGTTCAGGAAATTCGATCCCATGTTTTTCACCCAGACCCACGAATAACGAAACCAGTCCAAGTTGCTCATGACAAGTGCCGCTGTGAAGGGCTGACTCGCCGTCAATACAATCGCGCAATTCGGTTTAATCACCCGCGAAAATGCCGACCACATCAGGTCAAATGGGATCACCGTGTCCCACGAACACGCTGTTGTACCGTAGGGCAAATCGCAGAGGATCATGTCCACGGACTCCGGCGGCAGACTGTTGGCAAGTTCGAGTGCGTCGGCGCACACGATCTGGTTGAGAGGCATATTCGACAAATTGTCGATTTTGGCATCCATCACTTCACCCCCGCGAACATCGAGATCGTGGAGTCGGTTCGCGCTTTGTGCAGTGAGACCCCGGTTAATCGCTGGTTTGTCTGCGCGACGGCATCGGCATCCACGTCCCCGCCGATGTATCTACGTCCTAGTTCTTTCGCTGCATACAGTGTTGTGCCGCTACCCGCAAATGGATCGCACACAAACCCGCCATCGTCGCTGCTGGCTTTGATCAGCATCTGCAGTAGTCGGATCGGCTTCTCATACGGATGTACGAGTTGAGTCGGATGCACCTTCTGCAGACGAACAATGTCCGGCAGGCGATTCCCGCGCAGCAAATGTCGCCCCTTGGATGAAAACACGATCATCTCGTGCTGCGGAGCGTAGCTGCCCTGTAAATCACCACTGCCGTGCTGTCCTTTGTCCCAAACCAACCAATTTTTCACGTCAAAACCAGCGGCGCGAATATGCCGCGTCCAGATGTCGATATTGACCCACTTGCAGAATACGTACAGCGCCCCACCCTCTTTGAGTGCGGCATACGCCGGGCGTATCCATGTCGCATCGATCTGACTTGCGCCGACGATCTCGCGGAATTTCTCCTCGCGGTCGTTATGCTGGCTCACCTGAGTACCGACTCCATACGGGGGATCAGTGACAATCAGGTCGAGCGTGGCGGTACCGATCAGTTCAATCAGGCTCGTCGCGTCGTTGTGATGCACCGTATCATGCAGCGCGGACAGCGGCGGCGAGGCGCACCAGTCTGTATCCGAAGGAATGCCGAGTGAAGTGATCGGCAAACTGCCGCCCCAATCAGACATGATTTCCGCCGATCAGTGCGCCGAAGGCGACTACGGCATCTTGAAAGCCGTAGACACGCTTCGGTTGACAGTTGACCGCGCCGAAAGTGAACATGTCGAGCGCATCGTTCACGCTGAAATTGAATTCGCGGTCGTCACAGGTTAGGGAGTCGAAGGCAATCGAGCATCCCTGTGCGCTGATAGTTTGACTTCTTAGCAGCGCGTTGAAAGCGATCATTTCAGGACTGCTCATGCCCACCCCCAACGCTTATTGAATTCCATCTCATCTTGGAGATAGGCGTTCTCGGCGGAAATCTTGCGGTCGCGCCGCGCCGCCATGCGGATCATGCCGTTCAAATTGGAGTCGAGTCTGTAGTCGGGGATGCTGCCGAGTCGATAAACCGTGTTGTGCCAGTACCCGTCCGCGCCGGGTTGTTCCTGACTAAAGTACGGCTTCTGTCGCCAGTAGCAGATTTCCGATGCCAGCGTCGGTAAATGCGCCGTTGAGTTGCGCCGGAGTTGCTCGACGCTGATGCGCCAAAACATGCGGAATGTATGCTTGATATAGCTCGGTGCGTGGATGCTGCCGGGTGCAGCGAGGATGATCCGTGCGGTTTCGGGTGTGCCGATCACGTCGCCGGGACGTAGGTCGATAACCCGCACGGTTTGAATCTTGTTAGCTTCGATCACTTGCAGTAATGTGTTTGGAAATGTACAATTATTCATTGGATGCACTCGCCTGCCAGCTACTGCATTCTACAGGAAACGTATCGTCGTTTTCTCCACCGTGCGAAGGACTGTCGGGTCTTAGCACATGCGGGTAACCGCACAGAGGGGAGCGGTTAAACCCGCTCTCTCTCTTTTTGTACACCCCACTGTAGAACAAGTTTGCGATAAACACAACTCCACTACGCTATTTTTGGACATATGGACAAATCTGCGCGGGCTGCCGGGAGTTGTTCGTTTGCCGCCGCGTCGATTTGTCCTCGATTGCTTCCATCTTACCACGATAGATTATAAACTGTCAAGCATCGTTCTCGCTCAATCTACGCCGATTCCAGCGTCATCGTGCCTTGCGCCAAATACCAGACCGTATATGCTGTAAACACGGTAATTACGGTGATGGAGAGAAAGTATGGATGAGCAGCAGAGTTTATTCGGTTTTATTTTGGGAATTGTCGCTGCCGCCAACGGCGAGTGGATGACGAGGCAGCAGATCGGCGAGAAGATCGGGCGACCGAAGAATCAGCTTGTGCCGCACGACGTGAAGGTGCTAGAGGAACTTATCGCCTCTGGTTTGATCATTGGCGACCGCCGCAAAGTGGGAGCCGTCCGCACTGAATATGTTTACCGGGTGGAGGTGTAGCGATGACTATTTCCAAACGTAAATCCGTAGTCGACGAACGCGAAACGGAGCCTGCGGCGTTCGTGTTAGGTTTGGATATTGGTTTCGGCGTCACCAAGGTTTATGACGGACGGAGTTCGATCATGTTCCCGTCAGTTTGGGGACCGCGCCGAGTGCTAAAGTTTCAGGAGTCCGAAATCAAAGGTCGCTATCCCGGCGACTGGATTGTCGATGACGACGGCGAATGGTTTGTTGGTGATCTTGCGGCGAGTCAGTTGCCCACCGGGGCGCAGCGTCGCTTACGTGGACGTACTGCGGACGATGCGGCTCTGAGTAACGCCGCACGGGTGCGATTGGCGAAAGTTGCGCTCGGCAAGTTATTCCCCAACATCCAGAACGGCGACGTTGTTCAAGTCCGAATTGCAACGGGGCTTCCAGTCGATCACATGCGCGGGACGGGGGACTTAAAAGCAGCACTTTTGGGGCAGCACCGCATTAGTACAGATCGCGCCGATTTTGTTGCCAATGTGACCGATGTTATGGTCATGCCGCAGCCTTACGGCACGATCTACGCAAACACTCTGTTGCCGACCGGTCGATTGAATCCGCATCACGTCGCAAAGCGCACAGGCGTTTGCGACATCGGGACGTATACGATTGATGTGGCTCTCGATGATGATGGCGAATTTATCGATGCAGCCAGCGGCAGCACCGAAGCGGGCATGTATATGGCGCAGGATATGATCGCTACCCTGTACGAGCAGGAATACCGCGAGAAGCCATCGTACAAGATCATCAGCGAAGCAATGACGAAGGGTTATCTCCGCATCAGAGGCGAAAACGAGAATATCGAGGATGACCTAGAGAGCGCGTTGGACCCGGTTCGCCAAGCCGCGATTGAATTGATGACTGATAAGTGGGGGTCGGGCGTCAGTGTGGATACCATTTACTGCAGCGGCGGCGGCGCTTCTCGTGCATTTAGAGCCATTGGCGCGGCTTTTAAACACGCCATCCTCATGGACAACGCGCAGATGGCGAACGCGATAGGGTATCGTAATTACGCTATGAAACGCGAACTGGATCGCAACCCGCGCTAATCGTGGTAGAATGTCTTACAGCTGTAAGACACCTGTAAGACATATATGCGGGGCAGATATGGCAAAGGATAAGCGAGTCACTCTAACGATCAAACTACTGCCAGACGCAGACTCGGACATCATTAAATGGTGGTCGAGTCTGCCGCTTGGCAGTAACAAAAACACCACTGGTAGTCGCAATACCTATGCCAAGACCGTGCTGCGGTATGCGATCAAAGAAGAGGATCATATCCGTGAATTAGAGGCTGAAAAGGTGGAGCTTGCGTCTCAACTCCAGCTTGAGCAGACACGGGTACACGATCTGCAAGGCGACATTGATCTGCTGCGTCGGCAGGCGACTAAGGCTTATGATCAACAGGATCGTGACATTAATGAGTTAAGAACGATATTGTCCCGACTCCCTATTATTGCCGAGAAAGCCGTGCAGCAATTTGTGCCAACGCAGTCCGACGCCGGGCGTTTAGACGATATTCAGCAGCAGCTAAATGAACTTATGGAACGTATCGAGGAAGTAGCAAAGACGCGCGGGACGGCTGAAAAGCCCACAAAAAAGCGGACACTTTCAGAGGAGGAACTTGCTGATCGTGATCGCCGGATGCAAAGAACGAACTGGTGACGCCGGAATGCTATAAAAAACGCGCCGCCCGGCATACACCGGGCGGCGCGTTTTCGTTTCGGTCGGCAGTTATTTCCTGCCGAGCAGCCGTTTCATCGCCAATCCCTCCGGCGTAATCTGGTAGGCGGCGTCGCTCCGTTCGCCTCGCTTCTCCAGCGCACCAGACATATGAAGCGCTTGGAATTGTTCGCTCAACGCACGGCTGCCGAACTCGGCAAAGCGCGGATCGCGGCTCATGTTCATAGACGGCTTGAAATCGTCCTTATTTAGATACTCAAAGATGGCACGGCGCAGCTTCCGCCGGGCATCCTCTGGCAAGTCGATCAGCGTCGGCTTGAACTGTCCCTGTTTTTGCTCGGTTATCACCATTTTACCCATCCCTTTGTTATCCTCCCACTGCGACTAGCTCGACGACGTGAAGGTACTCCTTCACCTTGCCATCGGGTTGGGGTGCGTGCTGAACTTGTGCGGTAAAACGCCACTGCCCGTGTGCCTCAACCTTGCCCTCATCGACGCTCAGTCCGAGCGCCTTGAGCAGTTCTCCTGCGACACTCCAGTCTTTCGAGTCGCCGCCGCTTTTCCCCTTCACGTAAACCGTGTGAAGCGGATACTTGACCCCGGCGGGTCCCCAAAACTGATAAGTCGGCGATCCGGCGTTCGTGCTTTTGACGATCTTATTGACTAGCCAACTCACGGTATCGCCGTTTTTGAACTGCGGGTTGTTGAGTGCCGACGCTCTTATCGAGTACTGACTGCCGTTCGGCGATTGCTGCGCCGCTGGGGGCTGCTGTGGCGTATTTACCACTGGCGGCTCACCAACGTCCCCCAACGGCGTTCCCGTCGCCAACAGCATGGCTGCGGTCATTAGCTGCTGCGGTGTGGTCGTTTCGGTTGCGATGAGCGTTATAGATCGCCCATCGATAACCGTCGTCATTTTTGCCACGATGCTCGGCATATCCGACGGCGGCGTGATCTGACATGCGACGTTCTTCTCGTCACTCTTTTTACCCGCCTGCAGCAATTTATCCACGTAGCGCACAACTCGCAACGTCTCTCTCAGTATCTCCGTCGTACAAAGCGGCATGACCCACACGGCATATCGCGTCTTACCTTCTGTCCACACACGTTCCCCGATGACCGCCTGCCCGGTCGCCAGTGTCGGCTGACTTTCCATTACGCTAAGCCCTCCATCCTTTATATCCTAGATTATAAAGCTGTTACACGTCAAGAGGCGGATATTAATTCGTCGATCTCTCGGATCGCTTGTTTGCGTCCGTCTCTCTCGACACGGGTTTGAAACGGCATCGACTCAAGGATCACCAGCGCAAGTCGTGCGATGCGTAACGACTGCCGCCGTATCAAATTCGTCAATTTGTCGAATTTCACCCTATCCCCCTTGACTTCATATTCTTTCCATTATACATTATAACCATTGTAGGCGGGCGAGTAAAGGGACGAACGAAATGAAAGCAGTTACAGCGGTAGGCGGATCGGTTATAAAGTTCTTCTGGTTCATGATTTCATCGGTTATCTACGTGGTCGCACTCGCAGCATATCACGCGCTGCGAATCGCCTTCCGGTTCTTGCAGTCGGTGCTGGTCGCCATCGCTTTCGCATTTTTAGCCTTCGCTTATTTTAACGCGACGCCAGACGGCAAGTCAAAGATCGGGCGGATCATGCAGTGGGTGGTGGGCGAGGCACCGAAGCAGGATGCCGACTCCAAGCGGAAGCTGATGGCTACCCGTGTCCGCGCTGGCGGCAAGAATAAACGCACGAAGGTTTACGACAAAGCCTTTGGGCGTTAAGATTATCAAGACGCGAATCGACGCGCCGCAGCAATGCGGCGCTTTATCATGGGGGGTCACGATGTCAGAGGGGAAAGAGGTGCTGCGAACATTGATCACATTAAAGGTGATGGCGCAGTTTTTACAGGACACTGGGAAACATCCAAGACCCCGTGATCTGTTATCGCCGGGATTTACTATCCGTGCGGAATGGGAGCGGCTCGGCATCCACAAGGAATACCCGCACCAGATGCATCTGCCGCACTTGTACGCGGCATTCTGGGATCTCAAGGGGCTTGGGTTGATCGACGACGTGGGTGATGGTCGTGTGGATCGGAACGTGCCGCAGTTTCAATTGAGTGAGCGCGGCGTGCAAGCCGCCGCGATGTTGGGTAACGATTGGCGGCAATGGAAAACGCCGGAGGAACTAGCCAATGCTGTTTAAACCGGAACATATTCTGCCGATCATTGAGGATCGGAAAACTCAGACGCGCCGCGAGTACCGGGAAGGGGAACACCTCGATTCGTATTGGGGCGGGAAAGTCCGCGCATGGAAGATCGACTTTAAACGCCTGAAGGTTTCGGAGTCGACGTGAAGAGCTATAGTTAAAACAGGTCGGTGTGGCAGCCGACCTATCATCGTTAATTAATGCCTCCGCCGAACACGGAGGCACAAGAAAGGTGCTGGCAGGCAGATGGTTTTCGATTCTCTATCCCCCGAACAACAGAAGCAAGTTCAAGACATTTTAGGTGAACTCAGAGTCAATAGCGGTAGGCTAGTGCGGATACGTATTGAGCAAGGGCAGCGTTTGCTGCGTCTTAAGGCAGTCGTCGGTCACGGCGGTTGGTTGTCGTGGTTGATCTCCTGCGACACAAATAGCGGCTACAAGTCGATTAAGACTGTTGAACGCGACATGATGCTGGCGGAAGCCCTGACGCCACACCTTATTGGTCTGACCGACGATATGCTCTCCGATCTAACCAACCTCACGGCGATGCGTGAACTCAGCGGCGACGAGAACGCCGATGCGCTCGACACGGCGATCCACCTGATGAAACAGGGGATCAGAGTCAACGGCGGTGCGGCGACGAAATTATCTGCCATTCACGCTGTGTCACCGGAACTCGGCATCCGGGTGCGTGATGGCAAGATCACGGTCGACGACGCCTACGCGGTTGCTCGGCGTATTGACGAAGTGAAACCCGCGCAGAAAGTGGTCGATCTGATTGTGCAATCGGGCGTCAAGTCGGGCGGGGTAGTGGATGCGCTGTCGTTGATGCATGATGAGCAGCGCGTGAAGTTTGAGGAAGTCGTCGCCAGTGGATCGATCTACAATGCCGCAACGGGGCAGGAAGTGCCGCTCGGCGAGGCATCCCTTGCTGACGCGACCTTAGCCGTCAACGACGAGGACGCCGAACGCGAACGCCGCCGCCGGGAGTACATTCAGGCGTGGCGTGATGAGCAACCGGAACGCATCGCCGTGATCAGCGGTACTCGCGCCGAAGTGATCGCCCAGCTTGCCAAAGTCATCACCGCCGAAGAGTCGGTGAAGATTTATGTCTATCCCCAAGCGGTTTCGATCCCAACTGAATAGGAAGTGCAGATGGATAAGCGCATTGCCGAAATGGATCGACTGCTTTAAAACCGACGCGGGCGGCGGGGCAAGACTCGCAACCCGCGTTTTGATTGCTATTTGATCAACGCAAATGCTTGACTTCGATCTCTGTTTAGCTTATACTCTTTACTGTAAAGATTATAAAAAGGCAGGCGGGAAATGGCACACGGGATTTTAGGTCAACGCTTTTTCAACAACCGGACTCAACCAGCGTGGCACGAACTCGGCGTCAACACGGAAGAGGCACACACGGCGGAAGAGGCACTACGACGGCTTGGGCTTTACGCGGTCACCAAGCGCCCGATGTTTACACACTACGACGGCGCGATGCGTAAGACGGGTTGGTACTCGCTGATGCGCGAACCGATCCCTGAAGACCCGGAATGGCGAGCCTTCGGCACTCCGGTGAGCGAGGACTACGAACTGGTGGATCCGATGTCTTGCGTGAAAGCGTGGGACGGCGCGGTCAAGGACGCGCACGGAAAGCCTGTCTCAATTGAGACGTTCGGAGTGCTGGGGAAGGGCGAACAGATTTTCATCAGCGTCAAGCTGCCCAAGACAATCGTCGTGCGCGGCGACGAAATAGACACTTATTTGCTTTATAACAACCCGATGTCAAACGGGTTCACCTGCGGTGGTTACACGACAGGCGTGAGGGTGGTCTGTCAGAATACGCTGAACGCGGCGCTACGTGGCACGATTCAAAGTTTCGCGGTGACACACACCAGCGGGGCGATTGAGCGATTGAGCAAGTGGCTCGGACAGATTTACGCGACTGCAATCGCCTCAACCGAAGTGCTGCAGGCGGGGTACGAAGCCCTCGCCGACAAGCGGATCAGTAACGATGCGGCGCGCTGGGTCATTGAAAAGACCTACGAACTGCCGAGGATGCCGGATCAGACTGATCCAGAGGATCGGGGGACGCTCGACATCGAAGAGCGTATGAAGCGGTACGACCGCGAACGTGACCTTATCCGCCGACTGCGGCAGAAAGCCTACAGCTTTTGGGAAGGCGAAGGCACGGGGATGGATACGCCAGCGGTTCAGGGGACCGCGTTCGGAGTGTGGAACGCGGTCACCGAACTCGAAACGTACCGCAAAGGGGACTTGAGCAAGGCGACTGCCCAACTGCTGAATGGCGCACGGGCGGATCGCATCCGAAACTCCTACACCTTGGCGCTGCACGCGGATCGTTGGCAAACGATCAGCGACAGCGAACTGAAGCTGAAGAAAGTCCGCGTCTAACAAAGTTACCCGGTGCGCCGCCTGCCGAACACAGGCAGCGCACCTTCGCAGAGATTAGTGGAGGAACGAAGATGCCTTACGACAAACAAATCCCGGAAGATGAGTATGTTCTAACGGGGCGGCAAGCACCGCACATGGGGGAAGTCATCGCGCCGATGCGTTTGCTGCGCGGCGTGGCAGGGGCGTATGGCACGCTCTTCTATGATGCTGATACCGACGAATGGGGGGGGGTAGTTGAATCCCACATCAGTGACACGTATGTCCCTTGCCGCATCCGGCGAGGCGAGGACGGTAAAGCCGAAACGGTGTTTGATTTTTGCGACGAAGGTGCCGTGCCGATCCACAGCATGATCGGGGTGGATAATACGCTGCTCGGCGCAATGTCCCGGATGGTCGCTTACCTCAATCCGCCGGATGACGATAACAGTGGCGGGAATATGCCCGTCAAAACGGAGGCGCACTGATGCGCCAACTAAGCCCAAAGGAGGCGGCGGCACTGCGCCGCCTCCAAGATGAGCTAATCGAAGCAGGGGTGCAGTTCGGTTGGCGACCCCATGTGCCGATCAGCGCGGAACTGCCGCCCCATGTCACCTTAAGCTACTTAAAGAGTCAGCTTGTGCCGGAATATGCTGGCGAGTTTCGCAGTATCGTGAATACGTTGTGCGGATTCAACCCCGCCGACCTGCCAACCGAGGAGATTATCCGTGGATAACAAGAAGCTGAAGGCACTCCGCGAGATGGCGGGATGCCGCGCCGCCATCGGTACGCTGCAAGAAACCGTGCCGCGCCGTACCTCGGAGTTTAGTGACCTGACGGCACAGGCGCTGGCGCTTGATTCTGAACTTGCCAAGTCTGTGTCCGAACTGCTCAATCATATAGACAGCACGGATGCGGCGCACTCGAAACTGATCTTTATGTTGGTGATGCGGCAGGGCGAACTGCGGATGGTCATCGACGATCTTGCGCCGGATCATCCGATCCTAACTCGCGTCCCTCGTTTATGGATCAACCAACTGGTCGACCACCTGCGAGAAGGGCTGATCGAGATTGCCGAACTCGACGGCAATGCGGCTGCTATAGCACGAGCGCGGTTGGATACACAGCCGCTGCCAGAGGACGCCGACGAGTCTTAAGTGCCGCTGGGTCGTGTGTTGACCGACGCGCACGACCAGCCCATAATGTATCGTATAAAGAGTACAAAGCAACGAGGCGCAGATGTTTAAGTATTATACGCCACAGAATATCCCGCACTTCGGCGAACGTCGCAGTGATCGGATCGTCGTAATCCCGATCAACAGCGGCAATGTCGTCGGCAAATGCTGGATTGCGGAATGGGCGCATATTCAGACTGAAATAGCACGACGCGGGCAAGACGATCTCGGACTCGTCGTGATGGATGCAAAGGCGGCACTGATCGCCGCGACCTACGATGACGCAGCTGCAATGTGGGAACCAATTGTTATCAAGTCCGACAGTGGGGCAGTGGTCGCGGTGGTGATGACGCTCGACTGCTTCACGGTCGGACTTGATTGGTTGAAATATCGACTCGAAGAAACGGGCGAATGGGGTATCGCAGTCAAGTAGCAGTACCGCCCACAGCGAAGCGCCGATACGCCGAGCGGGGCAATAACACATCGATGGCTTAAGCAATTGAGGACATGGCAGTGTCACAGATCACGATTCAATACTCCCAAACAGAAACAGAACAACCAGAAAAATGCTGTCAGGATTGCGGTGCGCCGCTGCGGATGGATTGGTTTCCATCCTTCTTGGGTCGACACGGATATTGGTCGGCTACGTGCGATACGACGACGTGCGAACTCGAAGGAGTCACGCTGTCTGTTCATCGCTTCCCTCTGCCTGAAGAAACGGCAGAGAGCTACCGCCGCCCGTTTCGCAACCGAAAGGACAACCACAGCGCCGGGTAGTCTGTTAGCTCTTTCACCCGACCAATTTACCCTGACCGGTAAATTGGTCGACCATGGGGAACGCCCGCCGCAAGGCGTCGTGCTTGGACAAATTAACTAGGGAAAGGGGATCGCCGTGAAATCGTTGTTCGCACAGGTTGTGCAGTTAGATCGTCTGGTTGCCATCGTCGCCGACCAGCACATCGCTACGGCAGGGGTCGATTTGAAAGTCGTCCACGTCATTATTCTCGCCGCGTTGTATGAGCGCAACGGACGCCGCGCCAAAGACTTGGCAGCCGCCATCGGGTTTCCGGCAACATCGTTCACGCCGAGTCTTGATAGTGCTGAATCCGACGGATTGGTTGAGCGACGCGCAGATAAACTGGATCGCCGCGCCGTCAATATTTATCTGACGCCGAAAGCCGAAGCGATGCGCGATCAGGTGCTGGCGGCGTATGCCGCCATGGAGCATGGCATCCGTATCCAGATCGACGACTTCGTGTCGAGACTGCCCGAAATGACCGACCACGAGCTCGCCATTGCACTTGCGCGAGTGCTGGCATAAGCATCGGCAAACCCGTCGCGCTGTGGCGGGTTGTGTGGAAGGAATAGGCAAGCGCCGATCCTAATGCCGTACCGACGCGGCGTTGCCCGTCGTGCGGCGATTTCGGCACATCGTTCAATTTAGCGGCGGGTACTGCGGAAACCACAGGAGAGCTTGATGGCACTTTATATTTTCGATCTGGACGGCACATTGGTACGCGGCGTGAATGGGGTGAAAGTCCCTAAACGTCACGAGCAGCAGGAAATAATCCCCGGCGTCATCGAGAAGTGCGCCACACTTCTCGCCGAAGGACATCTACTTGCGATTGCTTCAAATCAGGGCGGAGTCGCCCATGCGCTGTGCAGTGTGCCGGACTCGGTTGATCGGGTGCGGGCTGCAAGTGAAGCGATAGGCGGCGCATCGGGTTGGATGATTTCGCTCTATCATGTGGATGGTCACGACGTGAGTCCTCTGCACATGCCGCGACACGGAATCGCCGCGACCCCATTCTATCGCAAACCCCAGCCGGGGATGTTGCTGCATCTGATGCTCACTCTTGGGTCGACTGCGCCGAACACAGTCTTTGTCGGCGACATGCAAAGCGATGCGGATGCGGCGCGAAACGCGGGTATCGCGTTTGAGTGGGCGGAAAAGTTTTTCGCTAGAGGGGCGACATGAGCGAAAATACAGAAGAAAAACAAGAATATACCTATCTTGATGGTACGAGCGCGGGGTTGCTGAGTGAGAGTGAGGCTGCTGATGCGGGTTTTTGTCCCGGCTGCGGCTGCTTTGTCGCGGGAACTGAACGTGAGAGTTACTCAATGCTGGTTTACGGTTTATGTGACGAGTGCGTTTACTCTTTCGACGATCACGATCAAGGCGACTTGATTGGCGAGGGATGAGGTGGGTCAATGCTTGAATTGCAACCGATCAGTTATTTGGAAGCTTGTACCTTCATCAACAAAAACCATAGCCACCACCGTGCGCCGCAAGGGTGGAAGTTCGGCATTGCTGTTAATGACGGTGAAAAAGTTGTTGGTGTAATCACCGTTGGCCGTCCGGTGTCTCGGATACTTGATAACGGATGGACACTAGAGGTAACGAGGTGCTGTACCGACGGCACTAAGAACGCGGCAAGTAAACTTTATGGCGCGGCAGCGCGGGCAGCTTCCGCTTTGGGGTATAAGCGACTTATCACCTACACGCTTCAATCGGAAACGGGTACTTCTCTATTGGCGGCGGGGTGGAAATCGCTTTATGTGACGCCGGGTCGACCATGGAATTCGGCGAGTCGTCCGCGTGTGGACACTCACCCTTTAGGGCAAAAGACACTTTGGGAAGCTGTTCTGTAAGGCGGGCGAATACGACGACGAGCACGCCGACTTGTATGACTACTAAGCGGCGCGGGTCTGAACTATCAGACCCGCCAGTGCAGGGGGGCATGATGAGTATGTTTGTTATCTGGCGTGTTGATCAAGCCTACGTTTGCGGACCCGGCATTGACGGCGATATTTACGATTCAGAAGAATGGGCAAACGACGTGCGTTGGGCAACAGCACGCGAGACACCCGACTTCACCATCCTAGAATATGTCGATTGCGACCCGCCGCCCGCGCTCGATTACGCGGCGCTCTCAGACGGCGAACGCGCCGCCGTCGATATGCTCTACCACGGGGAGTTGCAGCAGTACGAACAGCGCCATATGCCCTGCACTAAGCGCGAGATCGCCCGGCTTGTGAAGCAAGGGTGGATTGGCGAGGATAAGGAATGGTTTGACGAGCGTTGCTACCATGGAAGCGCCTATCATCCGGCGGTTTACTGGATCACGCTGGGGGGGATAGAGGCGATAAGTAGCGAGTAGCGGGAATGGGGTAGGGGTTGCTGCCGTGTCTGGTTTACGTGGCGGTTTTATATTACGCTAAAATCAAATTCGACAATTTGACGATTTTGAGGTCACATGTCAGACGATCCACGCATCAAACATTCAAAGCTGAAGGACTTCACCCAAGACCTTGAAAACGCGAATTTAGGCAGCGAACGCGGACAGCAAATGATCGAGGACTCCTTCCGAGAGTTAGGCGCGGCGCGTTCGATGGTCGCGGATAAGAACCGCACACTGATCGCCGGAAACAAGTCCGCCGAGGCAGCCATCGCCGCTGGACTTGAGGACGTGATCGAAGTTCACACGACGGGTAAAGAGGTGGTGATCGTCGTGCGTGACGACGTTGACTTGCTCGATGAAAGCGACTCGAAGGGTCGCCAGATCGCGTATCGAGATAATCGCTCCGCACAGGTATCCATGACGTGGGACGCAGCGCGGTTGCTCGTCGACATGAAAACCCGTCCGGAAATCCTAGCAAAGATATTCACAGCCGATGAATTAAAGGTGTTGATCGCTCCGGCACTCGAAGCTGGCACAGGGGATGTGCCGGATGCCAAACTGGATCAGATCGAAGAAATTCATAAGAAGTGGGGCGCGAAAGAAGGCGACCTATGGCTCATCGAGTCAAAGTCGGGTTTCGGCGATCACCGGGTATTTTGCGGCGACTCGACCAAAGATGAGGATGTGCGCCTCGCCATCGGCGCACTGCATCCGAATCTGTGCATGACCGACCCGCCGTATGGAGTTGATTACGATCCGGCATGGCGCGAGGATATGGACATCGCACGCGGCGGCACGGGCGGCAACCACGCGATTGGCAAAGTACAGAACGACGATATTGTCGACTGGAGCGCCGCGTATCGCCTGTTCCCCGGCAACGTGCTGTATGTGTGGCACGCCGGAGTATTCGCGCCGGAGGTCGGTATTAGCATCAAGGCGAGTGGATTTGATATTCGCGGTCAGATCATCTGGCGGAAACAAGCGCCTGTGATGAGCCGGGGCGCGTACCACTGGCAACATGAGCCAGCATTCTACTCAGTCCGGCATGGGCAGACGGCGAACTGGAAAGGGGATCGCAAACAATCCACGATCTGGGACATCGCCAACATGAGCGCCGTGCAGGGCAGCGCCGAAGATAAACCGACGGGGCATTCTACCCAAAAACCCGCATCTGTTTTTACCCGATGCTTCCTGAACCACTCCCTTGCATCAGATGCAATCTACGATCCGTTTCTCGGATCGGGGACGGCGATTGCTGCGGCTGAGTCGTTGAGCCGCATCGGGTGCGGGTTGGAGATCGATCCTCGCTATGTTTCGTTGGTCATGGAACGACTGTCGGATATGGGATTATCACCGAGGAGAGGCGAATGAATAGCCTCATGAAATTAACGTCACCTTATGGATAATCGCCATGCGCTGTGCAGCGAAGTCTAAGCAATCCGGCGAGCAATGTAAGCGCCACGCTACGCCGGGTAGAAACGTTTGCGTGATCCACGGCGGCAAGTCCCTCGCGGGACCGTTGTCGGCAACGTATATCCACGGGCGCTATTCTAAGTACCTGCCACACGGACTCGCGGCGAAGTACGAAGAAGCCATAACCGATCCTGACTTACTGAACCTCTCCGGCGAGATCGCGCTCGTGGATGCGCGGGCGATGGAGTTGCTCTCTGCGGTGAATTCCGGCGACGCCCCGGCGCTGTGGGGCAAGTTACAAAAGGCATCGGGGGAACTCACAGCCGCGCAACAGACGGGGGATGCGTTCAAACTAGCGATTGCGCTGAACGACATGCTCGACCTGATCCATCGGGGATCGGCGGAAGCGGCGCGTTGGCAGGAAATCTATAACCTATTTGAACGCCGCCGTAAGCTGGTGGACTCCGAGCGCCGCCGACGTGAAGCGATGCAAAACTCAGTGAACGCCGAAGGAATGATGCTGCTTATTGCCGCAATAGCCGACTTGGTGAATCAGAATGTTACCGATCCTAAAGCCCGAACCGCCATTAGCGGAGGACTTGCTAACCTTATCTCTGCGCGAACTTCAACGACTCATCGATCCTGATGCCGAGCAGCCGGCAGCGCCGCTATGGACGCCGTTGCCGGGTCCGCAAACGGATGCATACAATTCCCTTGCCGATGAGTTGTTCTACGGCGGCGCGGCGGGCGGCGGTAAAAGTTGGCTCGTGTTGGGGTTGGCGCTCACGGCGCATCGCCGCTCGATCATCTTCCGCCGCGAACACACGCAGTTAAGGCAATTGATCGACGACTCCCGCAAACTGCTTACAGGCAGGGGAGCGCGGTACAACGGACAGGATCACGTTTGGCGCGGCATCCCCGGTGCGCGGATATTGGAGTTCGGCGGTGTGCCACACGAAACAAACGTGGAGCGGTATCAGGGTCGCGGTCACGACTTCAAAGCATTTGATGAAATCCCAACGTTCACCGGGCGTCAGTTCCGATTCCTGAAAGGGTGGATGCGTACCGATATGCCGGGACAGCGAACGCGCACGGTATGCACTGGCAACCCGCCGACTGATCCAGAGGGGGAGTGGGTCGTCAAGTATTGGGCACCGTGGCTCGATGCCGATCACCCTGACTACCCCGAAATCCCCGGCAAGCTGCGCTGGTTTGCCGTCATCGGCGAGAGCGACGTTGAGGTAGAGTCAGGGTCGCCGTTCATGCACGACGGCGAAGAAATCCAACCCCAATCGCGTACTTTTATCCCTGCACGCATTGAGGACAATCCGATCTACATGCAGACGGGGTATAAGTCTGTGCTGCAGTCCCTGCCCGAACCACTCCGCAGCAAGTTCCTATTCGGCGACTTCTCGGCTGCCGCAAATGATAACCCTTGGCAGGTGATCCCGACTGAATGGATACGGGCTGCACAAAGGCGATGGGACGGGATGGAGAAGCCCGAACTAGAACTGCGCTGCCTGAGTGCCGATGTCGCACGGGGCGGCGATGACAGCACGGTGATCGCACGGATGTTTGGGAACTGGATCGCGCCGTTGGAGAAGTTTCCCGGCAAGGACACGCCGGATGGGATCGCGGTCGCTGACTTGATCGGCAGCCGCTTGAGCGGCGATGCGGTCGCATTTATCGACGTGATCGCCGTTGGTACATCGCCGTATGACATTCTACGGATGCGTAAGAAGCGCGTCTACGGTGTGAACTTCAGTACCGCGTCAACAGTGAAGGATAAAACGAGGACGCTTGAATTTAGCAACCTACGCGCCGAAGTGTACTGGCGTGCGCGGGAAATGCTCGACCCCGCAAGTGAGTGGCAGATCGCGCTGCCGCCGGATCGTGAACTGCTGGTCGATCTCGCCGCACCGCGCTATTCGGCGGACGGACGCAAGGTGAAGATTGAACTGAAGGACGAGATCAAGAAGCGTATCGGCAGATCACCAGACAAGGGCGACGCTGTTGTTATGCTGCTGTGGGGGGCGTATATGGGCGCAGGGCGTTCGGTCAGGATGGTGTAACCAAAAACCCGCCGTGCGGCGGGTGTGGGCGAACGTGGGGCGGCAGCGTCGGCGGCTAGTGTCCGGCGCAGATGTCGACGCGCCACACACTACCGGCAATTTGCCAGTCGATGTATCCGTCCCGTTCAAGCCGCCAGAGCGCCCACTCGCGTTCTTTCCGATCCCGTTCTGTTGCCAAGTGATGCGATTCCGGGTAAACGTTCAGTGGCATGCCCCATTGCGGCGCATTGTTGATACTGTATCCGGAATGCGTCGCCAGTGCAGGACGCAGTATTTCAAACAAAACATCTGTCGGTAAATCGTAAACCGCAGTAAATTCCCGGCGATATTCATACTTCCCATCAATGCGCGTCAGTATCCCGCACTCGACTGCACGTTTACGGTCTGCTTTCGATAACCGCCGCATGTCGAATGAAACGTTGTCGCGCCAAGCAGAGATCAGATTAACAAGTGTGGTGCTCTTTAGCGGTGTGGTGACTTCAGGCACGGCGGCTTACCCCATTTATAATCTTTCACGTAAAGAAATGATAACTCTTGTTCGGTGTGAAGTCAAGCGGCAAACGAGCGTGTCTTGTTCAAACCAAAAGCCTCCGCTTATCCTATAGGGCAACAAAACAAGGAGATCAATCTGGTGACCGATGCAGCAGGGTTATTCCACATTCAGGACTTATGGCAGGAAATACTCCGGGATGCGATGCCGGATGAGCGCCGGGCGCGTGTTCACGTCGTCGGCACTGACGGAGACGTGATCAAGGCAACTGTGACCCTTCGCACCGGGCGGGTGAGTATCGGATTTGCAGTGCCGACAGAAAGTGCCGGCGATCCGACGACGGTTGTAGTGCTGTTTAACCGAGCCGTTGCCGATGCGGGGTACGCCGGGAATATCAACGTGCGCGTGCCGCCCGTTTCGCAACTAGAGGAGTCGCCGGCGTTGACCGACGACCAGCGGCAGCAGATCGCAGCAACGCTCGGATTGCCGCCGCTTCATATCGCCGCCAGTGGCACTGTCACTGGTACTATGTTTGGCGTAGCCTACCCGTTGCCGATTGCGAATGGGGCGGTTGCTACGGCGATCTTCGAGATTGGTGACACAGACGTTAGCTCGACGCCCGATCCGGCAGTTAATCCACCCGTTGCCAAGCGGACGCCGAAGAAATAGCGACACTCTACAGCGGCTAAAGGCGGGGGTATCCCGCGCCGACTTGATGATTTATGCACACCACTCGTTCTCGACGGTTGCAAAGTCGCTCTCTTGGTTAGGGCTATTCGTCGCTTGTTAGAACAGCGTTTCGGCGTATAATCTTGATCATACGGTACTCGCCCGACTTCGCGGGTATCGTTGGCGGCAGCGCACAGATAGCCCTACCGTGATGCCGTGTCGGGCAGTTGGACTTGCCGCAGTTTATGTCTGCTGCGCCCGGTTTGATAAAGACAATAGCCCCGTGCGAGCGAGCGCTCCCCCGGTTTCACTACGGGATAGCACTCTGCTTGTCGGGGTTTTTATTTACCGATGACTTGCTATTCATATTCTTTCACGTTAAAATTATGGGTATCGAATTAAGTAGGACAGGGGTTGAAATGGCGAACAAATCGGCGGCACTCGCTGCGGCGATCAATGGGAAATTAGCGGCGTGGCGTTTGAACGCACCAGCGAAAGCGGACGCGGTCAAGTCGCTCGACGGATGGATACGGGACGCCGGGATTATCGGCGATGCTGCTGCAGTGGAGTATTTGAGGCAAGCCGTCGCAGCCGCCGAGAAGGTCGGCGCGGTGAAATCAGCATCGCCTTGGGGTAAAGTGATTAAGAGCGCCGCCGCCGCCGTGAAAGTACTCAAGGGCGCGACTGTGAAAGCTGACGCGGTTACCGAGGGTCGTCGCATTGTGGGGCGGTTCCTAGCACGAAATCGCGGCACGGTACAGACGCCGGGCGACGTTGACGATCTGGTATCCAACATGCGCCGCTTGTTCGGCGGGACGCCGACGATGGTCGCATTGGGGCAGCCGCTTCAGTATCTGGATACGGTTGGCGACGATGCCGCCGCAATCCCATATGTAGAGCGGGTACTACGCATTCTTAACCGTCTAGCGGTGAAAGCTGCGAAGGCTGAACCGACTGATGTTGACTTCTTGGTGATGTACGTGTCCAATGCGTCGGGGCAACGCCGCCAGTTAGTCGAGATAGTCAATGAAGGTGCGGAGGAGGGTGATATTCCTAAGCTACAAAGGATCGCCGACAGGGTTACGCAGAGCGCAGGGAAATTGCAGGGCGATGCTCGTGTGCAATCCGAGGGCATGGTACAGCAGATCAATGCGGCGATCACGCTTCTTCAGCGAGGGGATAAACGCAGCGCGGAACTGCCGCTCGTGAGCGCCGAGACGTATGCCAATCGAATGCTTCTCGCGCTTGAACGACAGTTGACCGTAGCGAAGCTTGAGGCAGTGTTACGGCGAAATCCAAGTCGCCGTTAGGCGAAAGCTAGTCGATCAATCCGATTCGGTGCGATTGCGATCATGACGACCATCGCTGCCGAGTTAAAAAAATAAGGGAGTCAGCGATGCCATATATGGCAATTGAACGAGACGGTAAATTTATGGTGTATGTGAGGGGCGCCGACAACAAACCCAAAGGGCGATCTCGCGGCACTTACACAGGCGATGATGCAAAGGATCAGGCGGCGGAGCAGTTAGATAACCTACGGACTGTCGAACGCGGCGAACAGCAAAACCGCCGTCGCTACAATGGGCTTGATCTAGCTCCGCCTTCCGGCGTCCGTGCTGCGTGTCAGCGAGGATTAGATCAAGAAGGCGGCACGGCGCTTCAGCGGCAAGCTGCCGAACTGATCACGTCCGGTTCGCAGTTATCCGTTCTCGCGATTCGCACTGTTGCGCGGCAGTTTAATAAGTCGCGCAAGTCGGGTGACGACCAACAGCATCTGCTGCGCGGCGGCGATGCTGGCGCGGTGTGGTTCAAGACCATGGCGGCGGCACTCGATAATATGGACAGCGGCGTGAAGTCGGCAAAAGAAGTTGGTGAAGGCACGGAACGACGCCGTGAACGCGATGGGCCGTCCGGCATGGGCTTCGGCAGCGGCGGCGACTTTCGTCCGATTGATTATGACGCCTTGTCTCGTGAGTCATCGCGCCTGCAAAGGATGATGACAAGCGGTGATCTCGGACTCCCTGCGGCGTTGGGCGCGTTTGAACGAACCGTGCGCGAGGCGGCGAGTTTTGCAGGGGGTAGCAAACGACAGGCACTGTCCCGCGCCGCTGATGACATCGAGAAAGGCATTCCCCTGTTCAAGTCGCCGATGCCGTCCGATGATAACTCATCAGCAATGTCGCCGCACGAACGCGGCATCGCAATGTTGAAGAATGCATTCGTGGCAATACGAATCGTGGCGAGTGCAAAGGCGATCACGGCATCCAACGCAAGCGGCGCGGGGTTTAGCATACCGCCGGATGACGACGGACTAGGAGCGACGGTGAGTATGCGTAAGGGCATGGAGGTTTACGTGAAGTCCACTGGCGAGATCGGCACGGTGCGCGGCGTGAAGCGAGTCGGCGACGGCGTGCGTTACAAGGTCGAGACGCCGAGCGGGTTTACGATCTGCAGCCGCAAGGGGATTATGTCGGCACGGGCGAAGGCGATCAAAGAAGCTGCCGTTGCATGTGACACGATCCAGAAGGCAGCGGACGCTGAAACAGTCGATGCCGAAACAGTGAAAGCGGCGCTCAAGGCACTGGCGACCAGTTGGAAGATCGCCGATATGTCGACCCGCGAGAAGATGCAAACATCCTATGATGCGCTGATCGCCGCCCGTGCGATCCTGACGGCGTCGCCGGATGAATCAGACTTGGCGAAAAAGTATCTGGCGATGGCGAAAGCAGGACTCGATCCTATTGCCGAAGAAGGTGTGAAGGCATCTTACGACAATGGGGTGAAGCGGGCTGTCCAACTCCTGCAGATGGTTCGGGCGAGTTTGTCAGTCGATTCTCAACCGCAGCGATTGGGGAACGTGCGACTTTTAAACAAAGTCGACGGACTCCTTTCCCGATTGCTCACGACGGCATCGCCGAACGGACAGCGCGTGTTTCGCGGCATCCAAGAAACGCTGTCGCGGTTCACGGATAACGAGGAGTCGTGGTACCCGGCACAGACGCCGATCAGCGAGTGGGAGCAGGGGATCAGTGATGCTTTGCGGCAGATGATAGCATTTGCCGGGGGGAGGGGCATTAAGGCGGAAGGTGAAGTCGAAAAGATGCGCGAAGTATTGATCAGCGCGTACAACGACAGGATCATCACCGGAGATGAAAGTAAACAGCTTGATCAACTGCGTCACCAGACGAAAAACCCGATCGGCGACCTCGATTACTTTGATTATTCGATCAACGCATACGGCACGAAACCTGAATATCTCGCCAAACGTAAAAAGGTACTGCAGCGACTCAACAGCATTATTCGGAAGCGCAATCGCCTAGTCGACGAGATCAATCAGCGGGCGGCAAAACCTCAGACAAAGAATACGGCGGAAGCGGCGCTGAAGGCACTGCAGGACGTGGTCGGCGAGATCACGACCGCTGGAGCATCAACCGATGACCAGCAGGAGCGAATGCTTGAAGCCGTCGATACGTTACATCTGTACGCCGCCGCCGCCGGAGAAAAGGCGATCAAGAGCCTTGAGCCACTCGAAGAGGCGTTATACGCAGAACCTGACGACGGACTGAGCGAGTGGCAGCAGCGGGTTGTCAGCATGATCGAAGATTACCAAGCGAAGATCGCCAGTGAACCAGAACCAGAAGCGGTGACCTAATGGGGTTGTTAAACGAGATAGGGCAAGTTTACGGCGACGGCGTGAAGGCTGCTGTGAAGTCGCTGAGTAATCTACCGCGCCGTCCGGCGGCGACACGCTACCAGCGTCAAGCGCCGTTTGTGCGCGGCGCTCCTGCTCGGCGGCAGCAGTCGTTGATCATCAATGACGAACTGCAGCACGCGGTCAAGTCCGTCTCGTATAGCGATTTCATAAACGACTTCATAAATGCCGAAGGTACGAACTGGCGGAACAATTACTCCGAACAGCAGATCGAGTCGGCGTATGCCACGTCGGTTTACCTGTTTGCGGCGATGCGCCGCGTGGCGAACCTGTTCTCCATGGTGCGCTTTGTCGCCGAAGTCGACAAGGGCGGCGATTGGCAGCGGCTGCCAGATACTCACCACTTAAATAAAATATTCACAGTCGCCGGCGCACGGTTCATGTACCACCTGTATATGTATTACGCGCTCTACGGCACGACGCTTGTTTATAAACGCAAGACCCGTAAGGCACTCGCCGCCTACCAGCGTGGCAAACTAATCAGCGGGTATTTGGAGGGCGGGATCGCAGGATTATCGGTCATCCCTAATTCGCGCTGGGAGATATTCGAGGACGAGTATCAGGGCGAGATTCAGGGATTTAGCCTGAACGAGCCGATGGGCGAACTGAAGGCGGGGATGCGGGATCGGGACGAGTTCGTGTACATCCACGACTTTGACCCGCGCTTTTTGAACAACGGCATCTCGATGGTAAGTCTAGCGATCAACAACGCGATCACCAATGCCGCCATCGCACGATGGGCGGCACACTACTTTATGTCCGGCGCTATGCCGCTGCTGCTCATCAGCACTGAAGAAGACCCGGCGATGCAGACCGAAGCGGACTTGATCCGGCAAAAGAATTTTATCGAGCGGGCGTGGCAAGGGTTGTTCGGCAAGTTTGCGATGCGTGCCGTATTCACGGATCGCAAACTGAACGTGCAGCAAGCCGGGATTGATGCCGAGAAAGTTCAAGCACCGGATTTGAACCGTGACTCATTGAACGCCATCGCTTCGGTATTCCAGATCGCGCCGGATTTAATCGTCCCGCCCGAAGGCGGCAGCGACAACGCACGGCATAAGTTCCTCATGATGGATGCATTTCGTTCGGCGATCCTGCCTGTCGCATGGCAGATGACAGACGTATTCAATGCCGACATGGGGCTGCACGATGCGAACGTGCGGATCGTGGTCGCAGAAGATGAGATCACGGCGCTGGATGCAGATCGCGCCGACAATGCGACCACTGAAACAGGGCTGTTTACCTCCGGTATCCAGACGTTCGGGGAAACCCGTGACCAGATGCGCTTCAAGCCATCGCCGGGACTCAAGCTGCTGGAGAGCTTTATCAATATCAATGGGCGGCTTCAGTCGGTTGAGCGAGTCCTGCGGGATGACCAACTGCCAAGCGACTTTATCATGCAGTACGCGCCGACTGCGTGGGATGCCGGGATCGTCAAGCGTTCCGAAGTGCGAAAGCTAATGTTTAATCTGCCGACGCCTGCCGCTGAGGACGGGTACAAGTATGAAGTAGTGCCAGACCCATCGGCGGGCGGCGGCTTCGGCGGAGGTGGTACGCCGTCACCAGAACCGCCTGAAAACGGCGGAGGTTCGCTTCCTGCGGGTGATCGTCCCCAACTGCCCGGCAAAACGCCACAGGGCGGCACGGTCGCGCCGACGGTCGCTCCGACGGACGGTGACAAGGCAGTCGATCAAAATCGTCAAATTGTCGATTTTGCCGGGATCGAAAGCGCCGAGACGGATGGGCGGATCATCCCGGTGACTCCGGTTGCGCGTTTGACGGCGAGTGCCACACAGCAGCATTCGGCATGTGCGTTACTCATGATCGGCGACGACCCACTGATCCAGACGGTTGCCACGCAGTTAGAGATCATGCTCGACGGCGTCCCTGCTATTTGGCAAGACCCTGAAACGTATCACTGTACCCTCGTTTACAGTGATCATGCGACGGACGACCAGATCGCGGCGGCGCAGAAACTTATGCCGGAATACATGCCGGACATCACTTTGCGCGTGGATGGGTTGATCACGTTTGAGACGCAGGATGGTTTGTGCATCGCGCTGCGTGTGGATACGACGCAGGGATTGGAAGGGTTGCAGAGCCACACTCGCACGTCGTTCAGTAACGCGGCGCTGCCGATTTCGCCTTACTCTGCTTCGGGGGCGTATATGCCACATATCACGCTGTGCTATGTGCCGGACGAGACTCCCGTGCCGGAATTCACCTGCGCGATCAGCGTCGTGCCGCAGTGTATCCAAGTCACCCGCGACGAGTACAAAGTGGTCTTTGAACTGCCGTCGATCCGCGAGGCAGCGGGGGACGACCCGAACCACGCGCACAACCGACAGATGCTGATCGACGACGCCGAGATTACACGGCAGTTCGTGCAGTCGGCGCTGCGGACATGGCGCGATACGGGGGAGCCGGGTCCCGGCTTGAGCGACGCGGTCAAGAACGTGGTACGTGAAGCACTGGCGCAGGATGCGGCGATGGCGTGGGACGCCGCGCTGAAGGCGTGCGATGACGGGTACTTTGACGACAGCGCCGATTTGACGGACGGGCATAATCCGATATTGGGTGTAATGGCAAAGGCGAAACTAGCGATGCAGGAAACACCTGAAGCCGAACTGGATGCGTGGGAACGCTCCGCGTTCCGTAATGGGGTATCGAAGGCGGCGAGTCGGTTTGAAGTGAACCTGCTACCATTGGCGCTTGAGCAGACGGTGAAGGCGAGACTTGCCGATGTCAAAACGAAAACGGAAATCAAACTCGTGTTCAATGACGCCCGTGCCGCACTCGCCGAGAGTGCGCCGAAGGCAGTGGACGAGGACTCGCTGATGGCATGGGCGGAACGGGTCGCCGGGATGGACGGGTTGGGCGACTTGCTCGACGATGACTTGACTTCCTAATCTTTCGAGTTAAGATGTGTATCAATAGTGTGCTGAAAAGCGAAAGGGAAATACGATGGTCACAAAACGGCAATTGGCAATCAAGGCGGCACGAGTGCGTAGCCTGAAAACTGCGCCAGTCACGGCGGCATGGTTTAATCGTGCGGGCATCACGGTTGCGCGGATGCAGCGCACATGGGGTGCGCGGCAGGGGCTGGTGTGGGCGGATTTCGTTAGTATCTGGTCTCCAATTAACGGATACAGAAACGACCTACCGCCGAGCATCGTTCGTGCAGCCGGTCAACTGTACGACGTGGCTGCAAATCTGAACGGACATCGCGCAGAGACCCAACCGCAGGGTTGGATGCCGGGGATGGTATTCCCGGCGGAAACCAGAAACTGGAAGCGGGTAGACGGATTACTCGCTCGGTTGAAGGCGGAACTTGCCGATGCCGCCGACACACTATCAAGCGGTTAAACCCCGCCGTTCGTGCCTGTCCCGTAACGTGAAGCCCTGCTACGCTATCAGCAGGGCTTTTATATTGGGGCGGCGGCATGGACGACATAGCGGTCAAAGGCATCATCGGCGATAAGGTACGCGACATCATCCGGCGGTTGGGGCAGGGGCTGAGGAACATCCTTCCCCGCGAACCAACGCCAGAGGAGTCGGCGCGTTACCGCGAAAGTCGGCGACCCAGGTCGGAAGTCGAAGCCGAACAGCGGCAACAAGTCGCCATCGAAAAGATACGCCGATACCAAGTGGCGTTCAATGAGCAGGTGACGGCACTCGCCGCCCAGCTTGCCGCGAAGGACATCTCGCCGCAGGAGTTTCGTGCCATGATGCTAATCGAGATTCGATTCAACCTACTCACGGCGGCGGCGGCAGCGGCGGGGAGTATCGGAAGTCTATCACCGATGGATTTAAACCGCGTCGATATGAGGGTGCGGGAACAGGCGCGGTTTCTCGACAACTGGATCGCGCAGATCGAACGGCAGCCGGATAAAGACTGGTCGCCGGGTGCGCTCGGCGTTCGCGCGCGGATGTACGCGGGCAGCGCCGAAACCCTAGCCGCCGAAACAGTCGACAAGAACGTGCATCGGGAGTTTCCCGATTTGCCGTTTTACCCGGCACAAAAAACGGCGTGCCGTGCGAACTGCCGCTGCCGCTGGGAGTGGCGGAGCGTGGATCGAGAGAAGGGCGACGCCGACGTGTACTGGCTGCTGGGAGTGGCGGAGCATTGCAAACAGTGCCTTGCCCGCGCCGATGTGTTCTCGCCGATGCAAATTAGAAACTGGAAGATCGTCAACATGCCGGCGGATATTCGTGACTTAATCGTAGGGTAGGGCGGCAGATTTTCGCGTCGCGTTTGTGATAAACTGTGACAAGCCTTAACGATTAAGCGGACGATTGAGAGTGATAATCAACGAGTTTTATTGCTATGTCGCGTAACAAAAATGTTATCTCTAAAAACGTTCTTGAGGTCGGCAACCCCGACTCCCTGAAAAAGGCGGCGGATCGGGTCGGGCGGCAAGCGTCCGATTTGCGGCAGCATCTGCGTGTGGCTGTGCCGCAGACGGCGGGGGTGATTAGGACGCAAGTAGTGAAGCCCATGCTGGAGAAACTCGGCATTTACCCGCCGCGCTGGATCGGCATGAAGATGCGTTGGAAGTCGGCAAAGCAGCGGCGCTACGTCATGATGAAATTACGCGCCGAAGGAAACCTGCCGCGCAAACGGACGTTCAAACTGCGGCAGGGATGGGTATCGACCGTCGAGGTCGATACCAAAAACGGGGCAATTAAGGTGACGGTTGAGAATACGGCGACCTCGCCGGACTCGCGGGGACGGATGACAAGGTATCAGCCTTTTGTATCAGGGGACATTGGACTCGGCGTGAGCCGCAGATCGATGCAGCGTTACGACAAACCGATACAGCCATTTCACAAGGATCGGGGTTGGAATCCCGCAGCACCGATCATTCAACAATACTACGCCTTATCAATAGACAAGGCGGAGGAGTTTCTAGGCAAGATTATCATTCGCATCATCCGGAGGCAGTGACATGCAGCACACCGTTGACGACATGGCTAAACTGCTCGATACCCTACGCCGATCAACATTGGGTGAGATCAGTGCCATTGAACAAATTGATAAAGCAAACTACCCCGGCGATCTAGCCAAGTTCCTAGACGCATCGCGCCGCTCCAAACTGCAAATAGTCGCGCAGATCGACAGGATGCTCTACGGCAAACGGAAGGAGCGCCGCAAAAAGTCGAAGAATTGATCGTGCCTTGCTGTCTTGCCCTGAATTGTAGTACTCTGGCAGAGTAGGCTCACACGTAGTTAACGTCCCAGCCCGCATGGAAACTTCCATGCGGGTTTTTTGTTTTAGTCGAGGTGTCGTGACCGGAATTCTGCTCCATAAGGCGGGCGGCGCAATCAAATCCGTACAGCGCGGTAACGGGCTAATCGAGGGGTATTTGATCTCCTTCGGCGGACCCGCGGATACCGATCTGGAGGGGCAGTGGTTCACGCCACGCACAGACATCCGTGAGGACTATTTCCGCGACTATCCGATGCTGTTTCATCACGGCATGGATTCGGCAGTGGGGTTAGACCCCATTGGGCGGATTTTGCGGGTCGACAAAGACAACGTGGGATGGCACGCCAAAGCCCAGCTTGATCTTCACGATCAATACGGGCGGCAGGTGAGTGAACTGCTTGATCTTTACCCGTTGGGGTGGAGTAGCGGTTCAGTGGATCACCTTGTCGTAATTGCGGACACTGGCGAAATTCTGGTGTGGCCCCTCTTTGAGGGGACTGTCACGCCGACGCCGGCGCAGTCTCGCAAAACGTCGGTGCGGGCTTTGAAAGCGGTGTTAACTCGCGGTCAAACGGGAATTCCGAGAGGGCTTCGTGCTAGAGCGGATGCCGGGATCGCTGCCAATCTCGAAAGCAGTGGAGGAACGGTCATGGCGTTGAGCGCGCGTAGAAGCACGGCTCAGTACGTGAAGAGTGTACTTAAGAAGGCGGGGTTTAAACCGACCCCCGAAGAAGAGATGGCGATTGCTGCCGATCTCGAAAGCAGTGGAGGAACGGTCATGGCGTTGAGAGCGCGTAGAAGCACGGTTCAGTACGTGAAGAGCGTACTCAAGAAGATGGGGTTTAAAGCGACCCCCGAAGAAGAGATGGCGATTGCTGCCGATCTCGAAGTACAGGATGCGATGCTGTCGGATGATGAGTTTGGCGATGCAACGTTGGCGGATGATGAGTTTGACGATGCAATGATGTCGGATGATGAGTTCGGCGACGCGATGCTGTCGGATGATGAGTTCGGCGACGCGATGATGTCGGATGATGAGTTCGGCGACGCGATGCTGTCGGATGATGAGTTCGGCGACGCGATGCTGTCGGATGATGAGTTCGGCGACGCGATGCTGTCGGATGATGAGTTCGGCGACGCGATGCTGTCGGATGATGAGTTCGATCCGGCGATGCTGAGTTACCGCAAGTCGCGCCGCCGGACAGCGCGTTCGCGTCAGAAGTCGATGACTGTGGATCAGTCGCAGGAGATCAACGCCATGAGGCGGCGCATCAATGCGTTGGAATTGCAAGAAGCGCCGGGGGAGCGGATGATCGGTATGAAATCACTGCGTGTGACACGAGATCGGGCGGATCAGCCCGGTGCGTACAAGTCGGTATTCACCAAGTACATACGCTTCGGTGAGTTCCGCATGAACGACGATGATCGCCGTACTCTGCGAAAAGGGCAGGTGGATTACGGTGCAGCCGACCGGGTGACGGGCGTCAAGGCTTTGACATCCAGCACATCGGGCAGCGTCGGGTTTTCCGTGCCGGACGACTTCATTGCGGAATTGAACCGCAACATCATGGTTGATGCAGTGACGGCGAATGAGTGTAAGCGCCGCACCACGACCAGCGATACGGTCTTGATCCCCGATCTGCAGACGACTGATGCTCGCCGTGCGTATGCCGGGCGCACCACATGGATCGGCGAAACTGCCGCAAACCAAGCGGAGACGGATGTGACGCCGATCACAATGGGGCAGATTCAACTGCCGATTCACGTCTTACTCGTCTCGACCGTCGCATCACTTTCCAGTCTCGAAGATAGCGCGTTCGATTTACAGGCGTACATCACTGAGGCGTTCAGCGAAATGATCGCCATCGAACACGAAGAATTGATCTGGTCGGGCAACGGGCAGGGGAAGATGCGCGGCATCGTCACCGATACTCGCGTGACTGGCAGCGCGTCGACGGGTGTGTCCAGCGTGAGCGGATTCATCGCCAGCGGCAGCGCGGCGTCCATTGCCGACGCCGACAAAATCCGGTCATTGACCATGCACTTGCCGCCTCAATACCGGGCGCGTGCCAAGTGGTACATGAACAGCAACACGGCAAACATCATCATGCAGTTGAAGGACGCGAACGGGCGTTATCTGTGGGGCGATGAACAGGGTTTGAATCAGGGTGCGCCAACCACACTCCTGAACAAGCCGATTGTGTTCAATGAATGGGCATCGGACGTGGCGGCGGGAGCATTCCCGATCTTACTCGCCGATCTCAGTCGTGGGTACACCATCGCTAATCGTGTGGAATTCAGCGTCCGCCGCTTTGATGACAGCACCTATGCGGTACAAGACAACACGCTCGTGTTGGGGCGTGCGCGTATGGGCGGCATGGTCACACAGCCCATTGCTATCAAGGCACTGAAGATCGCCGTCAGCTAAGGCTGGGGTGATCTTCACCTTCCGAAAGGGGAGAGTAAAACAATGCGAATGAGAACCTACAGTGACGAGGTCGCACCGAAGCTGCTGGCATCGGCATCCTCATCCACCTATACCCAAGTGTGGACAACCGTACTCGCCGACTGCGAACGAGTTGTCTATACCCTGATCGCACATGCGTCCTGTGACGTGGCGTTTAACGTCCAGATTGCATCGGACTCCAGCGGCACGGGCGCGGCGTCCGTGACGACGACTATCACCGCGAACGCGGCATCCAAAATCCACACCATCGAGATCAGTCCCGGCGCACTGACGACTGCCAAACAGCACGTCTCGGCGCTGGTGACCCGCACGGCGGGATCGTACACGCTGATCGAACAGCGATTCGATATGCGTATTTCGCCGCCGACTGCCGACTCGACAGTCGGGACTCAGTCCGAGGCGTACTAAAGCGACAGGGCAGGGGTGTAACAACCCCTACCCCGCTTAAGGGAGGAATAAAAGATGGCGAACACAAATATTGCATGGAATCAGGGCGGCAATCATGCGCTCCTCGGTGACGCGGCAGGGTTTCCGTCCGAACACATTTGGAGCGATCAGCAGGGCGTCGCTGCGAACTCCGGTGCAGAGGGGTACGTCGGCTTCTGGGATGATTTTCTCGGTGACTTGATCGTTGACGAGTGGGCGGCGAACCTGAGCAGCAGCAGCACGGCGGCGATTAACGCGCAGACTCCCGGTGTGGCGCGTTTGACCACGCACACCGACGACAACGCCAATGCCACACTGGTACTTGGACTGCACTGGCTTGTCAGCAACGGATGGACGGTGTTTAAAGCGCGTGTGAAGAACGTCACGGCGATCACTGCCCGCGCCGTCGAGATCGGTCTGTCCGACGCGCTGTCGGATGCGAATGGGCAAGCCTTCACCAGTCACGATGAGACTCCGGTTGCAGTGGCGACCAATGCCGCTTTGTTCGGATTCAACGCAGACGACTCCATGACCACGTTCAGCGCCTGTTCGGTGAACGCCGATGTAGCCGCCGTGACGGTCAGTGCGGGGACTCCAGCGGCGACTTACACGAAGTACGAAATCCGCATCAGTGCGGCTGGGACGGCGTATTTCTTTGTGAACAATGTGAGAGTAGCGACTCATGCACTGGCTGTGGCGACAACCGCCGTGCTGACGCCGTGGATCAGTGTCACTAACTTGACTGCGGCAACCGCCCGAAGCATCGACGTGGATTACGTCGGCGTGTGGGGAGTGCGAGTCTAAATGGACGCCGTGACGCTGCAAGACGCAACTGCGTATAATGCGTCAACACTCACCGGAACGACATTGCCCACACGTTTGTTCAACACGGCGCTCGTCTGGTTTACGCTAGGTGCTTCCTACGACGGCACGGCGACCTTTGAGATCAGCCCCGATAACGGAACAACGTGGTTCGGTATTCAAGCCGAGGCGTTGTCTGCCATTGGGACGTATGTTTCCGCACTCGCCCCTCCGACTGCGACGCCGCTGTACCGTATCCGCGTTCCTGCGGCAAGCGTGCTGCGCGTTCGCATGAGCGGTGGGTCGGTCGGAACACTTACCGTGCAGGCATTGCTAACCTACGGACTCTAACCCACCATGCTGACCTATGCTACGCTGCAGACATTTGCCAAAGTCAAAGGGATCAGCCTCGATCTATTATCTGACGAGGATGGCAGAATGCTGCGGGAATACCTGCGGCGTGGCACACGCGAGATTGATCGGATCACGCGGCGGCGATTCTTTCCGTTTCACATGACTCGCCGTTACAGCATCCCGATGACTTATGCCGATCTACGTAACCGCGCACTGATCCACGAGGACTTACAACTCGACGCCGATCTCATGGAAGTCGTCCGGGTACAGGTGGGTACTGGCACCGTGATCGACTCCGGCGAGGATGTGCCGCTCGGCGGACTGACGGCGATTGCGACGACCTTCACTGCAACTGATGCCGATGGGCTTGACGATCAGAACATTGATCGCTTTGCCGTCGGGGTCGTACTGCAGATCAAGAACGAGCAATGCGTTATCCGCGCACGGGATACTGGTACCAACGTCGTCACCTTAGAGCGCGGCGCATTCGGCACAATAGCCGCAGCCCACGCCGCCGGAGTGCAAATCTCCAAGAATGTCCTGACGACACTCGAACCGGGGATCGACTTTCATCTGCTCGACTTCAACATCAACCCGAAGTTTGCTATCCGGCTTGTGTTTCCGAACACGTGGGCGGGTCGCTATACAGGCGTGGCGTGGAGGTCGCGTTATCCTCAAATCTATGTCACAGGCTTTTGGGGGTTTCACGATCAGATGCAGGAGGCGTGGGTCAATACCAACGACCCCATTCCTTCGGGCGGGATTACTGCCGTTGCGACGACATGGAATGCCCTCGCGGTGGATGGCACGGACGCCGCGAATGAGCTTCGCTTCCTTGTGGATCACCTGTACCGCGTCGAGAATGAATTGATGTGGTTGACGGCTGCCGACGATAACACTGGCGCGTTGACGGTGCTACGCGGGCAGCATGGCACACTCGTTGCCGCGCACGCCGCCGGAACACCAGTCTATCGATTCGCCGTGTTGGAGGATATTCGGAAGTCGTGCTTCAATATCGCCAAGACGCTACGGGACTCTGACGACAGCGTTGGCGGGCGTCAGGGCGTGACCGAAGTGAGCGTTGGGGTGAAGATCACCTATGCCGCCGATGTTGCCGAAACATTGAAGCATTACATCCGGTCGTATATCGCTTGACTTCCATAATCTTTTGAGTTAAGATGGCGTTAGATTGAGTGCATAATTCCCCGCGTTGCGGGGGGGGGTGGTGGTTGGAAATGAACAGACGGCAAAAAGTGGTAATCAAAGCGGCGGTCAAGCGGGGCGTAGCAAGAAGGTTAACTGATCCAGCAGTACGCTCGACACTAGTCGCTTTTATAACAAGAATTAGATCGTCGCTCCGACGTGGGTACGTGAATAGCGATGATTCAGAGGGGCTATACCTTTACATTATCAAACAAGGAGATGATACACCCGAATTAGGTAGGATCTGGAGAGCGGCGTGGCGTATCCGTCTAATTGTCGCCGGCTCTCCGAGCGAGGGTCAAATGAAGGAAATTAATGCCAAGTCGAAGGCGGTGATCGAGGCTTGGATGCGGACGTTGTTAGAGCATCTTCGCTCTACCAATATTCCTTCTTGATGCGCCGCAGCGGATTACGGACATGGCTTATGACTCATCGTCGCTGATCCGCTTGACTTCCATAATCTTTTGAGTTAAGATGGCGTTGGATTGAGTGTATAATTCCCCGCGTTGCGGGGGGGAAGTGGTTGGAAATGAACAGACGGCAAAAAGTGGTAATCAAAGCGGCGATCAAATTGGGCGTAGAAAAAAGGTTAACTGATCCAGCAGTACGGTCAAGAATAGCCGCTTTTATAACAAGAATTAGATCATCACTTCAACGTGGTTACGTGAACAGCCAAGATTCAAATGGGTTGTTCGACTACGTTACCGCGCAAGCAGAAAATATTCCCGGAATGCGTGCGAGTTGGAAACCGGTGACACGTATTCAGCGAATTGTCGACGATCTTCCGGGTGATGGGCAGATGAAGGAGATTGATGCCGAGTCGAAGGCGGGCATAGAAGTTGGGCTACGGGTGTTGTTAGAGTATCTTCGATAACCAATGTTACTTCTTGATGCGCCGCAGCGGATTGCGGATATGGCTTATGACTCATCGTCGCTGATCCGCTTCACGGCGCACCTGCGGCAGTCGTCTCTCGACAGCCTCAAGCGTCCGGCGGTACTGGTGGAGGCGAATGATGCCGAGTATCCGCCGACTGCGGCGGGGATCGAGAAACCGACTGAGACGTTTATCCTGTCGGTTGTCGGACAGAAATACGGCGTGGGTGCGCCGGGGGCAGCCGAACTCGAACTCCGGCAGGTCGCGCACGATTTGGCGGTGTACTTTTGGCGGCGGTCTCAGCTTCAATTCAGCAATCTGCGCGGCGCAAAGTCGAGCGAACTGCCGCCACTCACCGGAGTGGAGTCGAGCCGCCTAAGCCGCCGATCCTTTGTGACAACGGTCACACGAGGAGAGGACGGGGAGGGATCGTTTTGGGGGACAGAATTCACGCTCACGCTCACGCTGGCTGCGCGTGCGCTTGAAGTACTTGTGCCGAATAGGGGGTGAAATCAAATTCGTCAAATTGTCGAATTTGGGGGGGGCGGCATGAAACAGGTCAAGTTTGTCCTTATCCGCATTGCCGACTGGATCGACGATAAGGTACGCAGTCGGCGTACCTTGTTTCCTATCGCAATCTAATTCATACTGTGATCATATCATCTAATCGTCCGCACGATATGTCCCGGCGCACCAGAGAAGTTCTCTGGTGCGCCGTTTTTTTGGGGAAAGGGAACAACAATGGCACAAATTGAAAGTGGTGGGCAGCACGGCTTGTATAAGATCGTCGCCCAACTCGTCGGCAGCGACGGCGTGAGCTATGGGGTTGCGGGCAGCGGCATTGCCGCCGGATCGACCAGTAACGCTTACGTGCTGGATCATCCGGTGAATGCGAATATCACCCTGCCGGACGGGGCGACGATAGATTTCACCGCGTCCGACCAATGGGTCACATCGTACCAGTATGGTCCCAGTTCGATGGGATCATTCGACTTCGAGTTAGAAAATCTTGACTCGAATTTCATCGCACTCTGCACAGGAACACTGTCAGATCAGACAACGAATGCGCTCTGGACTGAATACACACATAATGCCCACGCCGGCAATTTCCCGCAGATCAGTCTGATGTTCATTTATCGCATCCAGTCGTTTGAAGCGGCGACATTCGGCGCGACCAAGTACCTGCACACGATCTACCCGCGCAATTGGGTGCGCCCGAAGAAAAACGCGCAGCAGTATCAGCAAAAATCGACATCGCCGTATCAGGTGACTCCGGCGGGCGGCGCTCGGCATATCAACGGTCACTTGTTCGGCACGAACTTAGCGTCGACGGATAACCGGGTGGTGAGTTACAACATCATCACCGACAACCCGCTGCACATGGCGGTCTGTCATGTTGATGGCTCACCCGAAAGCATTATCACGGCGTATCAGCCTGTGAGCAGCGCAGTCGGCACATCGTCGAGTACCCGCAATCAACTCGTCAAGTGGATATCGCCGACGGCGACGCTCGGCGTGGCGGATACGATCACGACAGCCACTGGAACGTTTGCAGTCGGCACGGCGCTCACCGTCGCATCCGGCAACATCGTAACCGTGCTGTACGAAACAGCCTACGTGCCAGTGTAGCCGCCGATGGACGAGCGATTAGGGCAGCGAAATGAAACAGGGGCGGTGATCCAGTATCCCGCCCTGTACGCCAACGGTGCGCCGTTCACGCCGCGCACGGGCATCACAACGGTAAAGGTGGGGCGGGGCTATTTTTACGCGCTGCAACCCGGCATTGCGGTCGCGCCGAACCACGCCGAACTGGGCGCGCTGGCTGCGCCGCCGCCGGAAGTGGACACCGATGAGGACGGGGATTATCCAGTCGCCGCCGAAATCGCTTGACTTCCATAATCTTTTGAGTTAAGATAGCGTTAGATTGAGTGCATAATTCCCCGCGTTGCGGGGGGGGTGGTTGGAAATGAACAGTCGGCAAAAAGTGGTAATCAAAGCGGCGATCAAGCGGGGCGTGCCGCGCACGAAAGACATCACCAGCGGAATACAAGAGGGCGTCGGCTCGTTGATGAGACAGGTTAGTCGCGCATCCGAACAGGGCGGTAATCCTAATTCCCCGGCGACAGATGTTTACAACGCTGCCGATCTCTACAAATTGGCGCAGGGATCGCGGTCATTACTCATGCGAGTACAGAACCTCCCCGATGGGTTTCTCAAGGACAAGGTAGGCGGCTCTTTAAACAGAGCAAACGCCGGTTTGAATAAGCTGAGTGCCAAGCTCGGACAGCGAACTGCGGGCGAGGCGAGATGGCAGTTACAAAGTATCAGCTTGACTCTTGAGGATGCCGATAAATGGCTGGCTAATCACCGCGTTATAATTGAACGGCGGCGGCTAACCAATGTTACTTCTTGATGCGCCGCTAACCCAACACCCCGCACGGGGTGTTTTTTGTTCCCCAGCGTGTCTTGCTGCGAGTGCCGCGTTGCGTAGACTGTAGGTATATTCAGCGTACAGGAGAAAACGGAACATGGTTCGCGTACCCGATGAAGACCTGATCCCTACCACACCCGATGACGAAGATACCCGTGATCCAGAAGCGCCGCCTGTCGAGGATCGAATCGGCATTACGGTGACGCTGGATGATGACCCTGATTTTGACGACGCCGCCGGATTCGAGGTGTCCTCCGGTTGGGTGACTACCCGTGAGCCGATGCGCGACCCTATGGTGACCGAATTTGATGGCGTGCCGTTCTAAGTATCGGCGTGTCTGTTCAGTCACTTAGCATCCTGCTACATTGTAAGCAGGATGTTTTTTGTTTACGGGGGGGGGCAGAGACAATGGTAGGTACGAATCGGGTTTCATTCCTATACGACATGATCAGCGCAGATGTTTTCCGCAGCCGAACATATTCGCTCGACGAGCGAGTCCTAGTAACCGAGGCGGCGATCACTGCCATCGTCGGCAAAGAGGACGGCTACCACTACGCGCTGTCCGAATGCGTCACTTACACGAAGGATTTAACCTTCGCGTGGATCGACGGCGTCCCCGACGAGTTCCGGGCATTTGAAGAGTTCTGGGCGCTGTACAAACGCGGCGTCGCAGTTGACGTGTGGTTTCCCTTCTACGCGGAGCAGGTCGACAACATCGTATTGATCGGGCAGCGCGAACAAACCCGCATCGAACCGACAGTTCCCGGCGACGAGCAGTCCGCAGTCAGTCATTCTTCTTTGCCGCGTGTGATGGGATGGCACGGCGCACTTGCCGCCGGGATGAAAACGTGGTCGCCGCCGACAGCGTGGAAGCTGTTTAGCGAACTGCCGGAGGATCAGCGCAGAGACCCTTTGGAATAAAGGAGCATTGGCGAGTCCGGTTCGAATTCGTGGACTTGATCCGCCGCTCCGTCGTACAGAAAGATAACGGCAGGGTATTCGGCATCGGCAGCGACTGGAGACCAGACAGCCCACCCGCCAAGGCATATAAGGCGTGGGCAATCTGGCGATCTTCGGGGAAAACGCGCTACCCCACCCCGGAGGAGGTCGATGCGTTGCCCGACGACTGGATCAGTGATATTCACTTGATCGAGCAGATCGCCGAGTGGATCGGCAATAATTCGGCGCAGATGCAGTCGTTCAATAATGATGCAAACAAAAATCCCGCCGAGTAACGCCGCATCGGATTCCATGTTACACTTTACCGAAAAAGGGTGTAGCATGGATGCAGAGACAAAAGACCAGTTGTCGGCAGCAAAACTCCTGATTGCTCGTAAAGACTACCGCAAAGCGCGTCTCGTTCTTGAGGATGTCGATGATCCCATTGCCGACAAGTGGCTCGACAAACTAGACCTGATCGCGCCGGAACGCCGCTCGATCTTCCTCGGTTGGACTCCGGCGTTCACCGCGTTCGTGATCGGCATGATCATCGTGGCGGTTATTGTTGCCGTCGTCGCACTCAACACTGCGACTGCTGGTAGTCGTGCGATCCGAGAGAACGCCTGTAGTGATCGCTATGATCGATACTCCGCCGAATGGCAAAACTGCACACGTGGGTACTAGTACCGTGTCTGTTTTTTAAATCCTAAATCGAATAAGCTATAAATGTCTACGCGACAGCCCCGACACGAAATATCGTGTCGGGGCTGTTTTTATTTGGAGATCATGACTTGAGCGGCGTTTCGGTTTGGGAACTCAAAGCGACAGGTGGCGAGGCTACCGCAAAGACTCTTTCCGGGATCGGAAAAGAGTTAGTTGGCGTTTCCAAAGTCACCGCCAACCTCAAGAAAGGTGGCGGTGTTTCTGCGGCGCTTGGCGACGCCAAGAACATGTCGGCAGCGAAAAAACTCCAGTCGCAATTGACAGCCGAGATCACAAAGCAGAAACAAGCCTACGCCGAGCTTCAAAAATCAATTGACGCTTCCGACAACATAAAAACATGGCGTCAATTAAAGGTTGAGGCGTCGGATGCCCGTGACGGCATCACTTCTCTCGAAAAAGAACTCGAAACTGTTCAAAAGCGTCTACGCGGCATCCGCGTTGACTCGGAAGATGCATTTGACAATTTCGGCGGCGGCAGCGCGGGGATGGCATTCACGTCCGGCGCGAGAACCATCGGGCAGGCAGTCGGCGGATCATCCTTCGATGGTGCTGGCGCCAAGATCGCAGCATCGGCGAATAGCGTCGCCGAGTTTGCCGATAACGCCAGTCAGTTAAAAGAAACACTCCAGTCCCTCGCCCCGGTTGTTACTGAAACTGTAGCTTCTTTCCGACCCCTCGGCACTGGCTTAAAAGGCGTTTTTGACGGTTTGAAGGCTGGCACGGCGGGACTCGCAGCATCGCTAACAGTTGTCGGCGTGGCGGCGGTTGGTATCACCATCGCGCTCGTCGCCGTCAGTAAGATTTTTGAAGCGCTACAGGCATCCACTGATCGTGCGCGGGTAGCAACAGAGCAATACATCGAAGCCAGCCGCACGGCAATGGAACTTGACCTCCAGATTAATGCGTTGATCGCAGCGGGCGATGCCGAGTCATTGAGGCAGCAGATCGCCGAGCAAACGGCGCAAAGGGCGGGCTTTCAGGCTTTAATCGATGACTACAATGTAATAATTGGAATGATCGATCAAGCATATGCGAATTCCAGTAATTGGACTGATCGTAATGAACTCGCCGAGTCCGGCAGGTTGATACGCGAAGATCTCGCTGCGACAGAGCAGCAATTCCGTGCAGTCTCCGCAACATTAAACACGCTTCAGTTTTCGTACCCCAATGCACAGCGTGCCGAGATAGCACGCGCTGCGGCGGAGCGGGTCACGGACGCTGAATCGGAGTTAACGCAGACTCGGTTGCAAGCACGCGACTCGACGATCCAGTTTGCCAAGTCGCTGCAAGAATTCACCGAGAACGTTACCTACGAGCGCGGCAAACTTCTCGCCGAACGTGAACGAGAGGACACGCGCTCCACGCGCGATCATCTGCGCGATCTTGCGCGACTCAACAGCGATGGCGCAAAAGCCATCGCTGGGATCAACCGCGAGTACTGGAAGTCACTCGCCGGAATCGCAAAGGAAGAACTAAAAGCCCAAGCTAACGCGCTTAAAGAGTTCGGCAAGTCAAACATCAAGATCGAGTTCGACTACAATCGTTCGGTTGTCCGCGCATACGAACAGCGGAACAAGAACCTCGCCAAAGAGCAAAGACGCGCTGACAAGGAGGCGCTGCGGCAAAAGGAAGACCTCAACGATACGCTCTTCGATGCCGAACTCGACAACAACGTCATCTCCTTCCTACAAGCGAAGCGGGACGCCGACAAGCAAGCGAAGCGGGACGCTGAGGACAAAGCTGAATCGGCGGCGGAGGAGCGCGAGGCATTCCAAGAGAACCTCGACGATCTGCGGACTCAGCGCGATGAGGCACGCGCCGACCTACTTACATCGTTTCGAGAGGAAGCGGCGGATCGGCGTGAAGCACTGACGGAGCGTCTCGGCGAGGAACGCGAAAGCTACATGGCGCGGCTCACCGAGCAACGACAGTCGAACTCCGAAGCACGCGCCGAAGCACGGGCGGCATACACGTCACAGCGTGCCGACCTGATCGAGCAACGGCAGTGGGAAGATGTCCAAACCGCCGAGGCGAATCGGCGGCAGCTTGAGCAAATGACCAGCGCACACGAGGAGCAGCTTGCCGAACTCGGCGCACGAGAAGCCAATCTACTGCGCGTCATTGAAACAGGCGGCGAATGGCAGATCGCCGAAATCACCTACCAGCAACTGGAAATGGTCGAGGTGTATCGGCGCGGCGGCATGTTGGCGGCGGCGGCGGCACGCGATGCACTCGCTGGTAGTCGTGGCACACTGCCGCGCACGGGCGCAGGTAGCGGCGGGATGCGCGGCAGACGGGGGGATGAGATTGCGTTCCCCGGTCGCCCCGGTGTATTTGCCGACAGCGGCGGCGTGTTCAATCGTCCTACGTTCGCGCTACTGGGGGAGCGCCGTCCTGAAGCCGTGATCCCATTATCGCCGTCGGGCGGGTTGGCGAACGACGTGATGCGGTTGCTCGGCGGGGTAGGGCAGCGCATGTCTTTTGATTTCAGCGGCATGTCCATTGGCAGCGGCGTCTCAGAAGAGACGATTAAATACAACCTTCAGCTATTGGCACACACGATAGTTAAAGCGATCAGTGACTCCCGGCAGGGTGTGCCGTTCAAATACTAACAACTTGACGGCGCCGCAAGCCATTCGGCGTGTCTGTTCAAACCCAAAGCCTCCGCGTACTCTGAAGTAAACGGAGGCTTTTTGTATGCCTGATACAGGATGGCTTTGGGCACCGACTCATATCAGTGCGACGACGCTAGTCGGCACATCAACAAACGACATCGGCAACTATACGCGACAGTCGGATATGTCCGTCGGTAGGGATTGGCTACGCCCCGGCAACGCGGCGGACTTGATCGATGACGACGGCGAGGTTGTCGACGGCACGAACGGGTATCGGTTCGGTTACGGCGGGGCGGCGATCAAGTGGTCGCTTCACCTGCTCACGCCGAAGATGGTCGCGTATGTCTTAAGCACAAACTTTCCCGGCGGCGTGTGGTCACACCCTGCAACGATTGCCGTGCCGTTCAGTCGATCCATCGGCGCATCGGCTAAGTATTACCAGTGCATCGCCACACGCACAAAGTTCAGCGAAGCCGAACTCGTGGCGGGCGGTTTGGATGCGTGGGTTATCGAATTTAGCGACGTGGGTGAGATCGCAGCGCCGCCATAAGCAGTTCTTATGTCGGGACGGCTGATTAAATTGGCGATTCTAGGGGGGTGATTATGGAACAGGGCATCACAGACGCACTTCGACACGCAGCGGCGAATTTCAGGCGGGTACTGCCGCAGCACGGGCTATTTCCGGCGCTCACCACACTCCTAGAAACTCTGCGACTCTACCAACGCACCGCCATAATCGCCGTTGTCGATGTCGATGTCGAGACAACAGATCAGGCGGCGATGGAGATCGAGCAGCGCGTTCGGATGCTGGTTAGCGCGGCGGCACTCCTGCTACCAGAACCTCTGACCTCGTCCTTTATCACATACAACCTCGCCGACGACTGCGTGATTGTGATCGCCGAACAAAAGAGCCGATGCAAGGTCGCAGCGTTTTATTTCAGTGCCTACTCAATCAAGGGACAGTGCGATGCCGACGCCGCGAAGTTGATCGGGCGGCGGCTGTTCAAGATGCTCTACGGTGAAACAGAGGTTGCGAGTCTAAACTGATGACTTATGTCGTAGACAGTACCAATTTAGCGCGGCTACGTGCGGCGTCCCACTCCTCGCCGATCTCTGATCTGTTGGCATGGCCACTCCGAATCGTCGCAACGGCGCTCGTCAATCAGGCGTCCTTTGCCTACCCCCTAGCGCATTTCACTGTCGACAACACATCGGCGGGGTGGGGTGATATTCGCGTCGGGCAGATGGCGCGGGTCACCAGCGGATCAAACGTCGTCACTACAGGGATCGTCCGTAAAGCGGCGACTTCAAATACCCTGTACATTTCGGCAATGGGGCGCGGAGACCCCGGTACGGCGCAGTCAATTCACCGCGACCTCGCCGATAACCAGACGGTAACGGTTTATGATTACCTGCCGATCTGGACGCTGTTCTCGCGCATCTCCGGCGGCATATTCTACAAGCGGCACGACGAAGCCTACACGGATCAAGGCACCAGCCCTGCGCCCGTGTGTAACATCGGTGCGTGGCGGCACGCTCGATCCGTATCCGGCGTCGCGCAGTTTGCGTTCACGGCGGCGGCGGCGTTTGCGTGGGCGGGGAAAACGATCACGAATTATCTGTGGACACTGCCGAGCGGCGGCACGCTGATCAGCGGCACGTTGATCAGCGTCGCTTGTACGATTGAACTCCCTGAAGGGTTTCACCTGATCCACTGTCTCGTTACGGACTCCGGCGGCAAGACGCGCTCGGCGACCCGTCCGATCTGGGTGACGGCATGGGATGACAGCGCCTCCGCGCCGATCTCGCACCAACGGGCAGTGAAGCAGGGCAGTGATCGGCAGGACTTGACCGGGCGCGGCGTCAGTTTTGAAATCTCCGGCGATCATGACATCTTGCAGTCGGTGATCTACGATGGCGGCGCGGTGATGACAGTGGATCGTGCGACGCATGGCAGTAACGTGCTTGACGATGGGGTGTACATCAACCAGTACGTCGGCTTCGGCAGTGTCACCAGTCGGCGCGGCAATCTGGAAGTTACGACCCTGAGCTATGAAACGAAGTCGCTCGTCGGCACGCTGGCGGATGTGCCGAACTCACCGCAGGCGATCATCGAAACAGCATCCCCCGGCAATTGGACTGAAGTGAGTCAAGGACTTGCTGATCCGAACTTTGTCGCATGGTATCTACTAGAGTATCACTGCCCGAACGCACTCACGCTGTTTGACTTCAACAAACTGCCGGATGCGACCCCGCCGCGCAAAAAGCGATGGGGTATCAACGCTGCGACGCTGGGCGGGCAGCTTGAAGAAGTGGCGAAAATTGCGGCAGGTGCCAACATCGGTAGCGCGTCGGACGGGTCGATCTTCTTTCATCGCAATCCTAGTGTCGAGGGTGATTCCTACCGCGCAGCAATGGAAACGCGGATTACGCTGTCCGTTGGCGGCGGCGATACGCTGGGCGATGTCGAGTATCCGGTCAATTACCGTCCGACAGTCGGGCAGTTGAAACTCTCCGGTTTTACCGTCGACAGCGGCACGGATGAGACAGATGCCTTCGTCGTCATCGCACACGATGTAACTCAGGGGCAGGGTGCGGGCAAGCAGGAGGAACCTGCCATCGTCGTCACCAGTCTTACCGACCTGAGAGAGCGAGTCGGCAGGTTGATCGCTATTTACAATAATCCAACGCCGGAGATCACGCTGTTGCTCAACCGGAACATGGACATCTTTGATCCGGCACGGCATTACGGAACATGGGTTAGTCTTGTGGTCCCGGCACGCTATGATCCGCGTGGCGAAGGCTTGACAATCCGCTGCTCGGTGAAGGCAGTTGAACGTGAATGGCGGGATCGGGAAGGCGGCGCGGCGAATAAACACATCCGTGTAACGTTGGTCCCAGAAACGGATGGGAAACCCGGTGTGGACATCACTCCAGTGCGCGGCGCAGGTGAGAACGTGCCGAATGATCCAGACATTATTCCGCCAGACGATGACTGGCTCAACGTTGCATGGGCGGCAGATGATCAGGGGGGACTCGGCGGCACGGCAAACTGGCGTGACGCTTCCCCGCGCTGGCGCTCGATCAAAGGCAGCATCACAGGCACTGTCACCGATATGGCACTCGATTGGCACTCGCCCCTGCCGCGCTCCGGTTGGCGCTTCGGCGAACTTGGTGCGTGGTGCGTGTCAGTCAACGGCACGGCGCTCAAGGTCTGGTACTCGGACGATATTCTGCCGCGCGGGGTCGGGTGGACGGAGTCGGCGTCGATTACGATGACTGACTCAACCGTGCTGACATCGGCACGGATCGTTGCCAGCGAAAAGACCGACGGGATCGTGTGGGCATTCTGGAGGACACGCACCGGGTCATGGTTCATTCGTACCAGTAACGGCGGCGGGACGTGGACAGCGGCGACGCTGATCGGACTGTCCTTCAGTGACTCCACGAACGACGATGCACCGCTGGGCGCGTGTATCGAGGGCGATTACGTGTTCGCCTGCGGGTATACAGGCGGCAAGTACAATCCTTATTGGGCGGCGGCATCCGTTGGCACGTTCACGCTTGCCACGACCCTCTCTGTGGTAAGCGGGAAGTATGCCGATCACCCCATTGCGTCGATCACCCGTGCAACCGATGAGGTGGTGTATATGAGCCGCGATGCGAATGCCGTCTCGGTGACGCAGACTTACGCCGCCACTGGATCAACTGCTGCGACGCTGGAGAGTTTTACCTTCGATCCGTTTGGGGCGTTCGCGTGGCCGTTCGGGCATGGGGCTGCCGCGCCGACGATCTTTGGGGTCGACGTATCCTATGCAGTCGATACCTATTTATGCTCAATGGAGTTGAGGTACGCGCTCGGCGATCAGGCATGGCATGTCACCTCACTCGCAGCGACGTTTGAATTGCAAGACTGGAACAACAACAGCGGCGTAGGGCAGGGCATGTCATACACCGTTGATCTGCTCGACGCCGACGATAACGTGCTGCATACGCACAGCGACTCGTTCGGGTATCTACGCCCGAACTCGAATGTTTTATACAGCGAAGATGATTCATTTTCAGATACAGGACTCGACCTCGACGATGTGCGCTATATCCTGATCACCTGCACCATGACGGCAGACAAGACCGACATCGATCAGCAAATCTTCGGCGGACTCTCGTCATTTGCCGTCACTGTGGATGGATCACTGATCCTTCGGAACGAGTATCGGGTTGAGAGCTACATCAGCAGTACCCTGCGGGATTACAACATCATCACGCCGGCAGCCGATTATATTGCGCGGCGACCTTATGCAGTTGCGGCGGACTCGCAGTCGCTGGTCATGTCGGCGCTGCTGTCAAATGGATCAACCACGAAGCTATACGAGAGCGACGATGGCGGCGAAACCCTGACGCTGGTGGATGCCAATGTGCCATATGAAGGGTTACTGCGCGGCGGCGACCGCCTGATCGCGTGGGGGGATGAGGTGATGGGATCGAGCGACGATGGCGGCGAAACGTGGGACAACAAGATCGGTAATTGGGCTGCCGCAGTCGGCACGGTAGGGCGCTTCCTGCGCGTTATGGCGGCGTTATAGTGCCTACAGACCTGTTTGGCTCGGAATTGCTTTATACAGGCGTCCGTGCGGCAATCGGCGGGGCTTTGGAAGAGGGTATCCCCGTCACATTGGGATGGATTGACTCCAGCGACGCAATTCAGTTGAAGGTCGATCCCAATACCAATGATGGGGTACAGAAATTCTATTACACGATCGGCGATCAGCCTCCCGGCGAAGCGCATAACATGGGTCCTAACCCGCTCGATCCGAAGTTCCTGAAAGTGGGCGCTCCGGTGTATGTCAGCCGAGCTAAGACAGGTCGGCGCGAATGGTACATCGACGGGCTGCAGCCGGGACTCGCCGAGGAGTTCTTTGGCGGGCGGGACGCACAAGCGCCGACGCCAATTTACCTCAATCAATTCGTGCCGGGTCTTGTGAACGAGACTGCGCCGCCATCTATGCGTGTGGTTGTATTCGGCGCTCCGTATTCACTGAACGGCGAGTTTAAATGGATTGGCACAAAATACAGCGCCGACTTCACCGCCGAAGTGCCAGCAACAGCAGGACAAGCATTGTACGCGCTGGTCGAGGTGGATTTTACCAACGACGCGATCAGTATCCAATACGGCGAGGAGTTTGACGCCGGATTGACTCACCAGCAGACGTGGGCTGCCGACGGCGGCAGCGGGACATTGTTTCCGCAGCCGGATCGGGCGAAATTTCGCGCCGGGTATGTGAAACTGGTGAGCGGCATGACGGCGATACGCCGAGCGCATATCTGGGCGGTGCAGGAAATCTATACCAAGATCGATTACACCGACATCCTGATCGCGTGCGGGGAAGTGGTGACCGTCGATGGGGAAGTGGCAACCGTCTGATTTGCCAAAAGCCTCGCGCTATGCGGGGCTTTTTAGTCGTGCCTGTTCTCTTGTTTCGCAACCCCATACACTGTAAACAACGGATCATAGTTTGGCGACTCCATGCAAATTAGCGATGTTCCATTTCTAAAGCGTTTTTTTGCCCGCTTCCGCATCGGCACTCGTCCGTCGACGCCGGAAGGCACTGGCGATACACACTGGGACGCGGCGGGTACAACCCTCTCGGTGAGTAATGCCGCTGGCGCAGGTTGGCTTGAGTACGATTTAAGTGACATCGGTACGTCCGGCATCTCCGGCGGCGGGACGGGCTTTAGCTCGTATACGCAAGGCGATTTACTGGTCGGCAATGCGTCGACAAATTTAGGTAAACTCGGCGTGAGCGGCGTGCCGGATGACTACGTTTTGACGAAGGATTCAGCGCAGCCGCTCAAGGTCGCATGGCAGCCGTCGGCGGTCGGGGTTGGCGGCGGCGGCACGGGGCAGAGTACCTACGCCGCAGGTGATCTCCTCGTCGGCAATGCCAGTAACGGACTAGACAAACTCGGCGTCGGCAGCGCCGGCAATGTACTCACCATTAACGCTGGCGTACCAGTCTGGGCGGCAGTTGGCGGGAGCGGGTTTACTCAAGGTTGTCATCTCATTCGTACTTCTAGTTTCTCGCTTACATCGGGTACCCAGACTGATGTGGAGTGGCATGAAGATTATGATACCGACACTATGTTTGACGCGGGGGTCAACGATATAGATGTCGTGATTCAGACAACCGGAAAGTATCGCTTTTTTTGTGCAATTTCGACTCAGAGATCTCCTGCTACTACTAACGTAGTCGAGTTACGTCTGTATAAAAACGGATCAATCCTCGCGTATCGCAACACTAGTTACATGGCAGGCAATTTCAGTACGTCCATCAACCAAGTGGTGATTGAGACAGTTTCTAATTGTGTTGCCACGGATGTATTCAAGATCAGCATCCAAACAATCGGCAGTAGTTTAGTTTTAACAACCACTGCATCTCTCGGAACTACAGAGTTCGCCGTATATCGAGTTGGTTGATGACTGACTTCTGCGATCTGCCCAAAGCGATCATCAAGACGGGGGCGGCGGCGGATGTGCCGGATGCTCCGCCGGATCGACAGTCGCTGATGTGGGATTGGGGATCGCGTAAGCTATACGGCGCGACCGAAAGCGTAGGGTGGGCGGAACTGCTGTCCCTTGCAGTGGATCGCATCATGCTCGACGAGGATGGCACGATCATGATCGACGAAGCTGGTTATCTAATGCAAACGGAGTAGGGTTGATGGCTTACGCGAAAGATGCTGCGAATACCAGCTATGGTTTTGCCGTTCAGTCGGCAAATGTATCCACTCCGGGGAGTGGATTGGCACGGGTGTTCCTCAAGGAAGTGGCGGGGGTTACTGCGCCTTACATTATCCTAGACGACGCTACTGTGCTGGGTCCCTATCAGCCTGTCAGCAGCAGTTTAACTCCGGCGGGGGTGATCTACTCTCAGACTTCAAGCGGGGTCATCGGAAACACGGCACTGCAGTTGTCTCTGTGCGGCACAGGTGAAGGCACGCTAACACTGCCCGTAAATTTCCTTGTAGATGGTCGGGTGATCCGGTTAACGGCAGGCGGATTTTACTCATCGGCGGCGGCGGCAACCGATGTCACAATTCGGTTTCTAGCGGGTGCGACGGTGCTTGTGAATACAGGCACGTTGACGCTCCCGGTAAGCGAAGTCGATCAAATGTGGGAAGCAAGTATGGTGCTGGTTTGCCGGGTCGCCGGGGTAAGTGCGACAACGGTTGCACACGGCTCTTACGCATACAAGAGTGTCGCATCCGGCAACTTGATCACCGCGCCAATGATCGCCACAGGCGGCATCACACTGAACACGACAACCAGTCTTGCCGTTAATCTAACTGCACAGTGGGTGACTGCCGATGTCAGCAACACCATCACCGGATTCTGGGCGATAGTCGAAGTATTGAACTGACGCGCCGCCGTGTCTGTTCTCGCGTAGCGCAACCCCGTACACTATAAACAACGATCTACTGTTTGAGGTCAACTCGATGAGCCAACCGAATAGCTTAATCGACCAGTTCTATGCCGAATGGACGGCACGGGGCGCGGCGCTCGATGCTGAAACCAAACGCGCCGATAGCCTTGCCGTGCAACTTGCGGAAGCACTCGCACGCACACCGAAGCCTGTCCCGCCGCGAAAGCCGTTCGAGATTGACCGTCTCTTTACACCAAGCACGCTCTCACCAGATCGCCATCAGCGGTATATCCAGACATGGAGCGCAATCTACAGCCCGCGTCCTTCCCCCAACCCGCGTGTTATTGCCGCGTCTGGTGCTGCTGATTCCGTAGGGTTTGCCGTGAAAGATTACGTGGTCGCGGTTGCTTCCGCGCTCGATGCGACGGGGGATTGCGGTTTCCTGCGCGAAATCGTATCGGTCATGGGCGTGCTGCGTGAGCGCATGGCGACGTTCGTCCTCACGCTCACGCTCGGCAAAGACAAAGCGTTTGTTGCCAGCTTGTTCGCCTTCACCGCTTACCTATGTCATGTGAACCGCGCACACGATCCGGTGTTTGCGGCGGCGGCGGATTATTGGCTGTCGCAGTACAGGGCAATCTTCGGGGAGAGCGTGCCGACTGACGATTTGATGCACTCCTACGCGGCAAGTGTCGAAACCGCGTGGTGTCTGTGGTTGCTCACGGGCGAGGAACGCTATCAGGTAGACGCAGAGACTAAACGAATCGAACTGTTCAAGAGCATCCTTGTCGCAGAGGACGGATGCGCCACATGGCATCACCGCCCGTTCTTCGCACGAGGGAAGCAAGAGGATACCCCAAACCCGCGCACGACTTACGCCAGTTACATCGTGCAAACGATGGTGATGCTCAATCGAGCGGGGCTGGACACCGTGCCGTTGGGGAGACTCGCCAAAACTGTGCTGAGGATCATTCGCGCCAACGGCACGATCTCCTATGCCCTCGACGGCACGGGAGATGAAGCGCCGAGCAAGATCGCAACCCGCAATTGGGCGCTGCTCGTCCCGTATGATCCGAGCGGCGAATTGGCGAAGCGACTGGCTGCCGCGTGGACAGCGAACAGCGTTTACATTCCGGCGGGCTTATTGGGAACAGGATAGCTCATGCCAGCATCTACCGGATTTCCCGGACTAACCCAGACGCAAATTAATGCGCTGATTGTCGCCTATGCTGCGCCGTCGTCGCACAACCATGCGGCAAGCGCAATCACGAGCGGGCTACTCGCACTGGCGCGGGGTGGGACGGCTGCGGATTTGGCAGCGACGGGTGGGGCAACTCACTTCTTGCGCCAAGCATCAGTGGGGGCGGCGCTCACTGTAGGCGGGATTGTCAGCGCCGATTTGACAACGGCACTCACGACGCCGCCCGCGATTGGCGGGGGGACGCCAGCGGCGATTAGTGGGACGGTGATCACGGCGACCAGTAGCCTAGTCGGCGGCACTGCCATCGCTGACATCCTCAAACTTCAAGGCACAGTAGGCAACGGCACTTTAACCGCCGCAGCTATCCAAGCATTGGTTGGCAACAATGGTGCTACGATTGCGACAACGATATTAAATAATGGGAATGTGGGGATTGGGACGATTGCTCCCGGCGCCAGACTAGAAGTAGCTGGAAGCACTGATGCTACTCAATTTATCCTTCGAGCGAACAGTGCCCAGAGCAATTCCAATCCACTTATCAAACTACTCAGCAGTGGTGGCACAGAACTACTCAGACTCCATAGTGATAACACAAACAATGTGTTCTTAGGCACAAATGCTGGACGGGTGAACAATGTCTCGGGAGTTGCAAGTGAGGGGTTATATAACACTTTTATTGGCTCAGGTGCAGGGTATTCCAATACTACGGGAAGCTCTAACTCTGCACAGGGATGGAATGCTCTCTACTCCAACACCACCGGGAGCAACAACAATGCACAGGGAGTGAATGCCCTCCTATCCAACACCACAGGGAGCAGCAACTCTGCACAGGGAGCGAATGCCCTCCGCTCCAACACCACAGGGAACGACAACAATGCACAGGGATTGTATGCCCTCCTATCCAACACCACAGGGAGCAGCAACTCTGCACAGGGAAGGGATGCCCTCGCCTTCAATACCACCGGGGGCAGCAACTCTGCACAGGGAGTGAATGCCCTCCTATCCAACACCACAGGGAGCAGCAACTCTGCACAGGGAGCGAATGCCCTCCGCTCCAACACCACAGGGAGCAACAACTCTGCACAGGGAGTGAATGCGGGTAGATACATCTCAGATGGCACAACTGCCAACGCCACCAGCGGAACTTCTCTCTATCTTGGAGCAGATACCAAAGCCCTTGCGAATGGCGGTGCTAATGAAATCGTCATTGGGTACAACGCTATAGGGGTAGGGAGTAATAGCGCGGTATTTGGCAATGACAGTATTACCAAGACAGTCCTGAAAGGCAGCGTCGGGTTGGGAACGACGACTCCTGCCGCACGGTTGCACGTCCTCGACACGACTGCGGGTTCACTTTCATCCGTCGTCAACGCCGCCGTCATCGGACGCAATGACACGGGTACGCCGTTAGCGGGATTTGGCAGCGGACTGGCGCTGCAACTGGAAAGCAGTACGACGCCAGATACCTCGATTGGTTCAATCGATTGGCTGTGGAACGTGGCGACTCATGCCAGCCGTGCGCCCGATATGGTGTTCAATCTGACGGACAGCGCGGCGACGCGGGAAATTATGCGGATGCGGGCGAACGGGAGCGCGGGGGCGATTGGGTTTTTCGGCGCGACTCCGATTGCGCGTCCGACACTGGCGGCGAACGCGACAGATTTAGCGACCGCAATTACGCTGGTCAATGACATCAAGGCGAAATTATCCGCCGCCGCAAGCGGCTTAGGTCTAGTGGCGTAGTCCACAGAAGGAGTTTCACAATGGCTTTAACGGCACAACAACAGAATTTTATCGGAGAATTAATGGCGTGGGCGGAAATCGAATTGCGTCAGCGTGCTACTGGACAAAACTTGGCAGCACGGTGGGAACTGAACGGTGTGCTGGCGAAACTGGATGATGCTAGTATTCAAGCTCTGCCGTCGTTCGCTCATCTGGACGCGCAGAAGATCATTGATGGTGTGTCAGCATTACTCACCGTTAATACTGCGCTTGGTAATGATGTGAGCGGGCAAGCGGTCAACCTAATCAAGCTAAAGGGATAGAGACCATGACACGCGCCGAAATCATCGCTCGTAGAGACCAATTGCAACAGCAAGCGGCAACGCTCAACAATCAGTTCCATGAGACACTTGGAGCGATTGCTGTCTATGAAGATTTCCTGAAACAATTGCCCGAAGAACCCGTTCAGGCGGAACTCCCTGCAAAGGACTAATCGTAAGCATCCCCACGCCTAAAGGCGGGGGCTTTTAGCCCTAATGCTTACCAGACTCAGCCCGCAAGGGCTACGTTAGCGGTAAATATATAGGCACTTCGGAATACCTCACCAGTTCCGAACTCTGCGGTGAACGATTAAACAGGACGCTTGGGAAAAGCCAGTGTCGTTCACATCAAACTACCGCATAACTTTGTCGAGGTGAACGTGACACCCGCAAGGGTAGCAGGTTTGGCAGTTTTCCAGAGGTAACTCAAAAAACTGCCTCCCTTCGGGGAACTATCATTCCGACGGCTACAATTATAAGAAAGGACAAGGCGCTATCCCTCCCCATGCCTAAAGGCAGGGGGTATCCCGCGCCGATTTGATGACAGGTCAGCTTGGGCAACCCATAGATTTCTCCGCCGTGTTCTACGATCTTGACGGGCAGCCGCGCACGGATTTGACCGTGAACGTGATTGTCGAGAACACAGACGGCACGATACTGATCCCGTCTACCAGTGCGCCACGTCTCGGAATTCGCTACACGTACCCGCTTCCGGGCGCGTCTGTAGTTACGTATGGGTATTACACAGCGAAATTCACGCCGACGGACATCACGAATGTCACGCCCCCAATAGGGATCGTCACTGAGAATGTCGTGCAGTGGGTTGGCAATCTCGATGTTGCTGTCAGTTCACGACTTGCGACAGCGGGGTATACCGCGCCGGACAACACGACCATCGGCACAATCAATACGAACCTGACGGCACTAATTAACCGTGTCGGGGCGTTTACTGGTACGGGCGTCAACACTATTCTAGGATTTTTCAAAGCGTTGATGGGAAGTGCCGCGTCTACTCCTTCGGATGTGGGCGGGACATTCAGCGCGGCAACAGATAGCACAGAGGCGATCCGAGATGAGGTTTCGGCAATCCGCAGTCGAACAGATCTGTTCACTAGTAATACGATCCCCGCGATAAGTTCGCCCTTCGTGGATGAGACAAGCACCATATACGTTGCTTGGGGCGGCGATTACGTGAATGGGTCACCGCTCGGTGCGTTTGACATTGGTTCGGTTGTCGATGATCTTGATCTTGTGGGTATTTTGTCGATTACCCTGAGTGTGAAACGGCAAGACGCACGGCAGGGAAGTAAACCATTGCTGCAAATCGAAGGCGCGGCAATCAGCGCAACTAGTGCGCGGTTTGCGCCAACCGCCGCCGCGAGTCAGACAACGGCGCTGCCGCCGGGGACGTATCTTTTCGATTGCTGGGCGTGGAACGGCACATATAACACGCCGTTCCGAACCGGGACGTATGTCGTTACAGGGACGGTTACGCCGCCGACAACTACCTAAACTGGAGAGGGACATCACGCCGCGCCGATTGGGAAGCCGTCGGCGGGATTGAGGTCTGGCATGTTAAAAATGGGTTCCATTCTGAAACGCCGATCTTCGTTAGTGCCAGCTATGTGGCATGTGTCGAGTGGGCGTTGGCGTGGTCGCCGTCGGAGTAGATATTCTTATTAGTAGCTTGCTTACTGGACTACTAGTGATAATGAAGTTTATCACCGAGTTATCCCTTTAGGGCGCGAGAAACCCGCGCCCTAAAGGGCTAGTTAGGTGACTCGCCGGGTGTACTACTAATAACGGTTTGTCCCTTGCCTGAACTGAACGCCTGCTCGAATTCCAATACAACACGTCCGATTTGCCAATCCCAATCAAAAACTCGATGGAGCGGCATCTCGAAAAAGATGCGCTCGGCCCGTATCGTGATTTCTCCGTTCGACCCGGTCGCCGAAATATCTCCATTGATCTGCGGTTTATAGAATTCCGGCTGGAGTGTGATGCGATCCGATTGAGTGGCATACTTTCTCCCGTTGTGCGTGATGTATGCTGGCAGAGCCGATCCACGCAGCTTGAAATGGAACAGCGCAAACACGCCTTCGAAGTCCGGGATATGAACATTCGAGTCAAAAGCCAGCACGTCAACATCGTCGATGACGCAGTGGTGATACAGCGAGACATCGAGCGCCGGATACCATAGGCAAATTTCAAGCGCGGTGTTTCTGATGATATCTTTACCCTTGTCGATCAGTGCGTCTCGCGCAGCCATCGAGTTGTCGTGCAGCAGCAGTCGGATTTCGCTAATCGCAGCGGTCAGCGAGTTTTTGCCTCCAATCTTACAAAGTGTAGCAGCGACATTTTCCGGCACCGGAAAGAAGAATATACCCGGCATCCCCACTTCTTCGACAGGTTTATTCGCCATCGTCTTCACCCCATTCCCTAAACGCCGACAACTGGTATCCGTTTTTGGTCGTTATTGCAGTACCTCCAATACGCGCCGGAAGCCCCGGCGCTGCTTCCACACATGGGCGAAAATCGGCGCTACGTGGCTCGTGGTGCGATTCGCACACTGATCACCCACTCATCGGCGTTTTTATACGTTCGGCGGAGCAGGTCGCGCAGTCCGTCAATTTCGCGTCTTCGGTGATCCGCCAATAATAATCCTCGTACAGGACATAGGCGTTTAGTATCGGCAGTTGCACCATCGCTTTTGTGCCAACCGTCTGGATTTCAATGCCGCCGCCATCCCCTACCTGCGCGATGCGAATCTTAGAAAGCCCTACGCTATCCTGAGCCATACTGTCCCCTAGAAAGTCGGTTTAATCGACTGTACCCGCTGCCCGTTATGGACACGCGATAGGTTTCGCGCCATCCCCTGAAAATACTCTTTGTTGATTTCCTTCCAACCGTCCTGCTGGAGCAGTTGATCGGCGAGTGCCTTATCTTGAGTCTGCAAAATAGACACGACGCCTTCCCCGTTCCACTGCCGCAGGTAACGCCACGCTGGGAATACAAAGTGTGCTTTTGCGTGCGTCACCAGCAGCTTCGCATCTTCGGTGATCCGCCAACAATAATCCTCGTACAGGATATAGGCGTTTAGTGCCTTGCTTTGTGCGACGTTGGCGGGGAAACCCACCTTATAGGGACGGACACGGTTCTCGTCATCCGCCGCCGCGACCGCGCTCACCAGACAATCGCGCTGCGCCGGCGATAGGTTTAACCACTCTGAGTTTTTGAATGCCTCATCAAATGGGTCGCTCATGGCAAAACCTCCCCATCAATAATTCCCTCCGGCAGTAGATTCACCGACGGCAGTTGGCGCGTCTCAGCGATATACTGTCCGACCGTGCGATCGCCATCTACCAGCAGAAACTGCGTCAACGAGTCCGTTCCGGGCGCAAATACTCGCGCCGTCACCTGCGCCTTGAGCCAGTCGGCAAGGATAAGCAGTGCTTGAACGCGAACCGCCCCTATTTTAATTTCGGTTTCGGAGCGCATAGGCAATCCTGCGACCTGCATCTTTGCACGTTGCCCCATATACAGAAACCGCACGACATATCCGTAACGGCGAGACTGCTTCGCGCCGAACCATCCGTCCTTGATTTGCACGTTGATCGCGTCTAGTTTGTCAAATTCAACCAAAACCCGTTTCCGAGCTTCTTTTACCGACAAACTCGAACGGTAGTAAGGCGCATAATCCGCCCGTGCATCCTCAAAATAAGGAATAGGTATTTGTTCAGACTGCCCTTCACTCGGCGTAAAAACAAATCCGCTCACGGCGAAACCTCCCCTTTTTGCTTTAAAGCCTCTTCGAGTGCCTCTTCAAGTTCGGCGCGAATGTCGCCGTGTATCACGCCAGCAAGTCCGGCATTCGCGCACTCAATCGCATCCTCGTACCGCTCGGCAACAATCGCCAAGCACGCCGCCGAACGATACAAGATCGAGCGAGTCGGCTCAACGTTGGCGCTCAATGGTATATTTTGCGCGGCACATCGTTCAAGCCAAAAGGCACGGGTCGCTATCCGCCGGATCGCCGCTGGAGTCCCTTTGCGACGCAGGAGTATTTGCAAGTCCTGCGCGTGTTCCATTGCGCGATTATGGAGCAGCCGCACTGATATGCCGTTCACTGCCCGTCTAAACCGAAGCGGGCTTGATCAGCGATTCCGGCGATGCGCTCCTCTGCCGTCATGTCCCCGGCGTTCACGACGGGTCCCGCCGGATTTTCGCAGTACTCAAGAACTGCACGGAGTGCGGCGTGTGCTTTTCCACACTTGCCCTCCAAGACTGCCCAGCGATGTATTAACGCCTGCCGCTCCTCTTCGCGCCAACTGCTTATGAGATCGCGGGAAGCGAAACGAGACTTTGCTACAAGTTCCGACCACTGTGATACAGCCCGTAGTCGCTCGTTGGTGTCTGTTCGATCCGGCAGTGTGATTTGGTACGGGTAAGGCAATATAGACGAGTCCTTCGTATAACCGTTGGTGTATTCGGGATAAATATCGATCATCGGGACGCTCCTTTTACTGTTTATAATCTTACTATCAAAGCCAAACGCCAGCAAGGGACGACCATGCCTTGTTAGGAGGCGGCGGTCATCGTAGTCTGTTGAAAACGGAGCGAACGATGATCCTCACCCTGCCCTACCCTATTTCGGTCAATCGAATCCATAAGCCCAACAGTCGCGGCGGCATCTCGTCGGCGAAAGGAGTCACTGATTATAAATGGCAGGTATTAGCTCTTGCCCGGCTGCAGGGAGCGCGGGTGTTGACAGGTGAAGTGGTTGCGCGTGTGGACTTATACCGCGCACGCGATGCGGGGGACGCTGATAACGCATTAAAACTTCTCGCCGACTCGCTGATCGATGTCGCTTACGTGGATGACGATCAGATTGTCGAGTGGCAAGTGCGGCGCTTCACGCAGCCATCCAACCCGTGCGTCGTGATCGAGATCACCCCATTGGCGGGGATACTGACGCCGCTGATCGTGCCTGTGATAATTAATTGGAGAGAGATAGAGTAGTATAAACCCGCGCATCTCGCCCCGGTTGTGAATCCTAGAGTACTTAGGAATGTACATGCCGGACGAGATCATCCAACCCATAATTCAACAAATAATCGATATAGCACTCTCATCTCACCCTACGGTAGAGGAAGTGCGATGTTGAAACGCCTATTTAGCGACGAATTTTTTGCTGCCATCATTATGGGTTTAATGGCTGTTGCCATTCTCGACGCTAGATCACGCGCAAGTGGCGTGACGCGATTTTTGATAGATGGGGGTTTTCCGATAGAGATACTGGTCATTGCGCTGGTTGTTTCGTCGGCGGGCTGCGTAGTGCTTGCATGGCATCCGCTCGCCCGATTTCGTCCGGTGCTGTTTACGTTACTGTCACTCCCCCTGCTGTTCTTCGTTGGTGCATCAGGCTTTTATGTTGCTGCAACACCGTCATCGCCGCGCACGACACTTGTGTTGTATTGCGGGATATATGCTTTGCTAATTGCACGGTCTTGGGAAGCGTTGATCGTCGGTGCGAGTAAATGACGGCTGAACAGATCGTTGTGCTTATCGGTGTCCTCTTCAGCGTTGGTGGTTCGGGCGGCGCAATTGTGTCTTTCGTTATCGGTGAACTGAAAACGAAGAGTGACGTGCGGCGGCGGGCATTGCAGCGACAAGAAGATAAACAACAAATAGAGGAATCTCGTGTTGAACGACAAGTGCAGGCGAAAGAAGAAGTGCGTTTGCAAATCGGCGACCTTGTAGATTCGTATGGACTTGAGGCGATCAGGGGGTTGCGAGAGGAAGCACAACAGGCAGAATTGCGGCAAAAAGAACTGTTAGATCGCATAAATGATCTTGAAAAACAAGATGCGGATAAAGGGCAGCGCCTTAGTGAACTAGACGTACTTGACACGTCAAAAGCAGCAAGGATTAAGGCACTAGAGGATGCTGAACAAGAGGGTATCCGGCAGATCGGCGAGCTACAGTTACAAATCACGGTGCTGCAACAGCAAGTAGGAACGCTTAAGAAAGAAAACATGGATGCAGTGACCGAGTCACAACGGTTGATTGTCGCTCTGGCGGAAGCACGGCAACTGATCATCGAGAGAAATACTACTATAGAGGCTGATGGCAAAACACGCACGGCGGCAGAAACCGAGTGGGCGAAAATCAAAGAGGAGCGCGACAGTCTAGAAGCCGAACGGGACGCGCTCAAGGTAGAAATTGAAGAGCTAAAGAAACTAACACTCTCCTCCCGCGTCGATGATTCGCAGTAGTGGAGTCACATTGATTCACGAAATCACCCAAGGGGTTTTCCAATGAGCGGCGTATTAGGACTCAACATCAGGGGACAGGGCATGTCCGCCGAGAACGTGGTCGCTTACCAGCGGCGCTTGAAAGCACACACACACCTCGTCCTCGATGAGCCGAAACTAGCGGCGCTGCTAGTGTCGGAATGTATGCGCGTTATCTACCGCCGCAGCGATGACGATCACGCGCATACAAAATTTAACCCGGTGCTGTTCGTGCGCGATCTTCATGCCGCCGCACCAGCGGGGTGCTACCTGAGTCTCGGCAATGAGCCGGGACGTGGCAGCCTCGGCGCTCTCGCTGATTGGACTGATAAAGCTCTGCGCGAATGCGAACGGTTGGGGCGTAAAGCCGTGATCTTCAATTTCGAGACGGGCAACCCCAATCCCGACGATTGGAATACCCTCGCTCCCGTGCTTGACTATGCGAGGCGCGGCGGTCACCTACTCGGACTGCACGCCTACTTTGACGGCAAAGTTGAGGATCAATACAAAGGCGTGCCGAACACACTCGTTCCACTTTCACGCTTCGGTGCAGCCTGTCCAGAGATCGTAATCACCGAACTTGGCGCGGCGATAAGGATGGACCCGCATATCGGTTACGGCGGCTACATATCCTCCGAAGCCTATGCAGCGGAACTGGCAAAGTGCGCCCAAATTTACTCGGCACTCGGCATCGCAGTCAATGTCTATATGTACGGCGTATGGCACAACTTCGGCATTCAGGACGATGAGGTTGTCAAAAACGCGCTCATCCTATCAAACGAGCGGTATCAGGTGAAGGAGATCAGCGTGGAGTTTCGGAGCGGGATCGTCGAGTCTATGTCGGGATCATATGCGAATGTGCGTGCGGGCTATACGACGAGGTCGCCCGTTGTCGGCAAGCTGGTCGTAGGGGCTGCGGTTGTTTATCGCCCGACCGACATCAAACAGGATGGGTATACGTGGCTGCAGATCGATCAGCCTGTGCGCGGCTACGTCGCGGCGGAGGTTTGCCGGATCAGGGACACGCCGCCAGCGGCGAAAGTCCTGCTCCCTGTGCCATATATGAGCCAACTTGCCGTCGATGCGGCGCAGATCAACAACGACTGTCCGGAGTCATGTGCGTGGATGCTCATCCAGTATGACCGGGTGCGGAAACAGCAACGGACGATGCCGATGCTAACCGTCGACATGATGGTGCGGAAGCGGCAGGACGTGCCACAGCCACTGACTCACATCACAGCACTACTCGACGGCTTCGGCGTGGATGCGAAATATGCCCGCCCGATCACGCTCGACGTGATCGTCAAAGAACTGGATGCCGGACGCGCCGTGATCGCGCTCGTCGCCTATAAGCATATCAAGGCGGACTCTTTCACGGGCGGTCATTACGTGGTGTTTGTCGGTTACAGCGCCGACGGATATTACATCCACGATCCGTACAAAGGCGGCGCAAATTTCTACCTGCGGCGCGAAGCAGCAGAGCGGGCGCTCTCGGATGTGAGCGCGTTCGCGGCATTCTCTTATCAAGGTGTGGTTCTAGTCTAGGAGGGTTACATGTGGGAACTAGCGTTCGGGTTAGCGGTCGCAGTCAATCGGGCGACTGAAGCAATCAAGAAAACATTGGCGGCAAATTTCCCTGATATGCCGCCCCAGCAGCAATCGCTAATTGTCTATGCATCGTCGCTAGTCATCGGCGTCCTGTTTACGGTGCTGGCGCAGATCAATGTGTTTGTCAACATACCCTACTATGGGGAACGCATCCCGGAACTTGTCGGCACGATCATTACGGGTTTCGCAGTTGGACTCGGCGCAGATTGGCTGTTCCAGTTACAGGCGCTGGTACTCGGTTTTCGTCAGCGTGTGACGCCGTCCGAAGATGCGGAGGTTAGCGAACTCGTGGTCGATGACAATGTCATCAATGAGATTGCCGCGCAGGTTGTCGTCAAACTCAACCTCAAATAATCGAGAGCCGGGTCTTATTGACCCGGCTTCTCTATAGGGAGACTCTATGCAAACCATCAATCAAACGCTCTACTACCCCAGCCGTCGCTCCGTATTCCGACTTTACTATCTAACCGACCTTCACCTCGGCGCAAAAGCCTGTGATGAAAAACAACTGAAACGCGACATTGATGTGATCAAGAATGACCCGTTCGCAGTATGGATCGGCGGCGGCGATTACATCGATGCGATCTGCCAAGTCGGGGACCGCCGTTATCGCCCATCGGCACTGGCGAAGTGGGCGTTGGGGTTTGACGACGTGATGGGTGTTCAAGCACAGAAAACTGTTGAACTGCTCTCCCCCATCGCGCATAAGTGCCTTGCACTGGTCAAAGGCAATCACGAGAACAGCGCCGAGACATTCTATGCGCGGCAGGTGTATTGGGAGATCGTGAAAGGTATCGCCGACGCAGCGGGTAAAGCACCGGAGGCTCTGGCGCTCGGCGTGAATGGGTTTGTGCGTGTGCTGTTCCGTCGCGGCGTCCCTGACTCATTTGGCGGCAGTTGGCTGATGACGATCTACTGTCATCACGGTTTCGGCGGTGGACGCCTGCCGGGGGGACACGCCTTAGCGTTGGGGCGCGTGCTGGGCGATTTTGATTGTGATCTGGCACTCATGGGGCATCGGCATATCGAGATCGCGCTGCCTAAGACTGTGACCCGTGCGGGTAGCGGCGGCGGCGCTGTAATCCAGAAGCGACTGGCGGCGTTCATTCCGGGCTACTTGAACGCCTACATCAAACCGTCCGACGACGGGCATCCTACGGACAGCTACAGCGAAAACATGGGGCTGCCGCCCGTGCCGATTGGTACTCGTCCGATCCCGATCTCGCCGGATAAACGACGGTACGGCGTCGTGGTACAGAATGGCGCAGGGATCGAGGACATGGATTACGAAGCGGCGACTGTGGTTTAGTCGCCGCTTTTCAAATTCGACAAATTGTCGAATTTGCGGTTGGGTAGTCTCCACTTTCTAGCGCCGTACTCATTTGTAATCTCGCCAAAAGGTGGGACTACGATGCGGTCAAGGTATCTACAGTGCGGACGACTCATCGAGTCTTTTCCCCCATTTGGGGTTGCCGACTTTGCGCGGCGGCGTGTCAATCCACGCCTGAAAGTCGTCCCGCGTAACTGCCCACGCAATCCCTATTTTAGTTCCGCGTAGCCGTCCTCTCTCAATCGCACGCTTAACTTGATTCGCTGAGACAGCGCGCCCCATCGAACCAGACAGCGCGGCAGCGGTCTTTACACTGAGTATTTCCATTTGTCCCC